TGCGCCGAGCGGCGCTCCCCGACCGGACCGACACCTCCGTCGTCTACGTGGACGCGTCCTGGCGCGACGGGGTCGGCGGACTCGCGGTCGTCGGTGCTCTGGGCGTGCACACCGAGTGCGTGCCGTGCGGGACAAATAACGCCGCCGAGGTCCTCGCGCTCGGCCTCGCGATGCGGATAGCCCGCGACCGCCTGATCCCTGGCGACAAGAACCGTCACGCCGACCGCGTCGCCCGGCGGGCTCGCCTCGGACGAGTAGCCGACCTCGAGGCGCACCCTGCGCCACGCTGGACGCCGACGTGACCGACCTCGCGTTCGACCTGTTCAGCGGGGCGAGGGGCTGGGAGGCCGACCTCGACGAAGGCGACGACCTGCGCACGATCGGCTTCGAGCTCGACCCGGACGCGTGCGCGACCGCCAGAGCCGCCGGTCTTCACTCCGTGCAGGACGACGTCGCGCGGCTCGTACCAGACGTCGTCGCGCTCGTCTACGGGCAACCGGACGGCATCATCGCCTCGCCTCCTTGCCAGCTGTTCAGCGCCGCCGGGAAGGGCACCGGCCGGCAGATCATGGAGGAGCTTCACCGAGCGGTCTCGGACGCCGCGCGCGGCGTCTCCGACGTCGAGATGGCGCGTCACCGCCGCGAGCTTCGCCGGCTGCTCTACAAGCACCTCCGCGAGACGGAGGGCGTCGGTGCCCCAGCGCGCTACCCGGCGCGTAAGCGCCCCCGCGCGTCGCGGTACCGCAAGCCCGACGGCAAGCCGTACGCCCGCGAGGCGACGCCGATCCGGCGCGGCGAGCTGCGCGCCGAGGCCGACCGCATGGCTCGCAACGTGTCGCTTGTGTGGCAGCCCGCGCGATGGGTAGCGGCGCTGCGCCCCCGGTGGGTCGCGCTCGAGCAGGTCCCCGCCGTCCTGCCCTTGTGGGAAGCGATGGCCCGCGCCCTCGAGGTGCACGGCTACCGCTGCTGGACCGGTGTGCTCTCGTCCGAGTGCTACGGCGTCCCGCAGACCCGCAAGCGCGCGATCCTGCTCGCCTCGCTGGACCACCAGCCGCAGCCGCCCGAGGCGACGCACCAGGCCTACGTGCCCGGCGAGCCCGCACGCCAGGGCGACCCCGACCTGTTCGGCCCGGGCCTCAAGCCTTGGCGCAGCATGGCCGAGGCGCTCGGCTGGGGCATGACGGAACGTCCGACGCACACCGTCACCACGGGCGGAACCGGCTCGGGCGGAGGAGTAGAGACGTTCGGCGGCGGCGATGTGAGACGCATCATCGAGCGCGAGCGCGAGCGCGGGGCTTGGCTTGCGACCACCGATCCCGGCGACATCGAGGTTGAGATCAAGCGTTCCAAGGGTTCGGGCGGCAGACGAGCTCGCAAGGGGACCGAACCCGCACCCACTATCCGCGGCGGCGCTGGCGGTGGCTGCGGACCAAACCTCGAGGTCCGGCTCGCCGACGTGGAAACAGCGTGGGTCGTCGTCGACACGGGAAACACGTGCGGCGGCACCAGGCCTGACGGTCGCGGGCGCGCGGCCAGCGATCCGGCCGTGGTGATCACCTCACGAGCAGACCAGCTCGAGCGTCGCAACCCGACCGCCGATGCGGTCGTCGAATACAGACGCAGCGGTGAGCGCCTGGTCGAGTCCACCCCGGTCTCCGCAGTTGCTCCCGCTGTCACCTCCCGTGTTGATCGCTGGCAAATCAAGGAGCCGACTCACTACGACTCGCGTCAGCAGCGTGACATGCGGACCGGTGAGCCGAGGTTCGTGCGGCAGCGCACGGTCCAGGAGCCGGCGCCGACGATCGCGAGCGAGTCTCGTAACGACGCGTGGGTGTCGTCGCGGCCCGCGACGACGGTGAACGGCGACGCGCGGATCAGTCAGCCGGGCCACCACGACCCCAACATGTCGGGGTCGCAGCAGGCCAACGCCGTAAGGGTCAGCGTCCAGGAGGCCGCGGTCCTGCAGAGCTTCCCGGCCGACTGGCCGCTGCACGGCGTGCAGACCTCGCAGTTTCAGCAGATCGGCAACGCGATCCCGCCGCTCTTCGCTCGCGCGATCCTCGCGGCCGTCACCCCGACCGTACGGAGCACCCGATGACGCCCGACTCGACCGACCTGCTGCACGAGTTGCGCCCGTGGCTTCGCATGGACAGCCGCGACCGATGGCGGCCCGGTAGCGCCGAGCTGCTCACGAAGCCCGGCGTGCTCGTCGTCCAGGGCTACACGACCGTCGCCCCGTCGCTCGTGGACCTCGCGCCGCAGGTCTACGCGGACGGGGCGCTGGCGACGTCCCGCGACTACCTGTCCACGGTGCCGCGCGGGCTGCGCCGACACGTCGATCGCTTGCGCTCGGAGATGCCCGAGCCCCGCGACCTCGTCTACGGGCACGTCGTCGAGGAGCACCCCGGCGTGGTCTGGTTGCAGTGGTGGATGGCCTACCCCCGCAATGACACGCCGATGACGCTCGGGCGCGGCTCGCATCACGCCGACTGGGAGCGCCTCGCCGTGCGGCTGCTCGACGGCAAGCCGGACCTCGCCGTCGGCTCGCAGCATCGCGCCGGCGAGGTCCGCGCGTGGGCCGACGTCGAGCTCGACGACGGGCGCCCCGTCGTCTACCCCCGATGGGGCACGCACGCCGTCGCCTTTGAGCCCGGCTGGAAGTGGCTCGGCGGGTCCTTCGACGTCTGCAACGGCCGCCGCGTCATCGACCCCGCCGTCGAGGTCCTCGGGCCGAGCACGCCGTGGCGCGACTGGCCCGGCCTCTGGGGCGACGTCAAGACGGGGCACGTCATCCGCGGGCCCCTGAGCCACCGTACCCCCGCGCTGCTCGCGGCGGCCGCAGCGAAGACGTCGTGACCGAGCTGCACCTTCCCGGTCTCGCGCCGCCCGTCCGGGCACCCGAGGAGATCGCGCTGCCCGCTCTCGACGACGCCGACCCGGTCGCCGTCTACGCGCTGCTGTCCGGCGGCCACGACTCCGCCGCTGTCGCACGATGGGCCGTCGAGGCGCTCGCCGACGCCGGCCGTCGCTTCGACGGGCTGCTGCACATCGACACGACGATCGGGGTCGACGAGACCCGCGAGTACGTGCGCGACCTCGCGCGGCTGCTCGGCGTGCCGCTGCGCGTCGAGAGCCGCGACGACCGCGGCGCCGGCTACGACGAGCTCGTGCGCGAGTTCGGGTTCCCGGGCCCGGGCTTCCACGGCCTGCCGTACGCGCTCCTCAAGGAGCGCGTACTGCGCCGGATCGTGCGCGAGGCGAAGGTCGGTCATCCGCGGTCGGCGCGCGTGGCGCTCATCTCCGGTGTGCGCCGGCAGGAGTCCGTGCGCAGGATGGGCCTCGACGAGCCCGTCACCTGCGTTGGCTCGCAGCTGTGGGTCAACCCGTTCTTCGACTACACCGGGCAGGCGCTCAAGCGGTACCGCGCCGACGCCGGCGTCCCGGACAACGACGTCGCGCTGCTGCTCGGCAAGTCCGGCGAGTGCTACTGCGGCGCGTTCGCGCGCCCCGGCGAGCTCGAGCAGACGACGGCGCTCGGGTTCCCCGCCGTCGAGCAGCACGTCCGCGACCTCGAGCACGACGCGCGTCTCGCCGGGCACCCCGCGTGCGTGTGGGGCAGGCGCCCGCCGCCAAGGATCGCCGAGCAGCAGCGCGAGGCCGGCCAGCTCGAGCTGGCCGCCGGGTTCATGCCGATGTGCGTCGGCTGCGGCGGCGAGCCCGACGACGAGACGTTCACCTGCCCGTCGTCGGCGCAGCTTCAACTTGTACGAGAGGCAGGGCGATGAACTACGAGACGTTCCTGAAGGCCAAGGCGACGGTCGCCGGGGTCGACGGCTTCCCGATCGACGACGACGAGGTTCACCCTCTGCTGAAGCCACACCAGCGGCAGCTCGTGCGGTGGGCGGTCGCGGGCGGGCGCAGAGCGATCTTCGCGGCGTTCGGGATCGGCAAGACGGTCTGCCAGATCGAGGCGCTGCGGCTGGTACTGACGCGCTCCGGCGGCGCCGGGCTGATCGTGTGCCCCCTCGGGGTGCAGCAGGAGTTCGCCCACGACGCGGCGATGCTCGGCGTAGAGCTTCACCGGATCCGAACGACCGCCGAGGCGCGCGCGCTGCCCGAGGGCGCGATCGCGATCACGAACTACGAGCCGGTTCGGGACGGCAAGCTCGACCCGAACGTCTTCGCGGTCGTCACCCTCGACGAGGCGGCGATCCTGCGGTCGTTCGGATCCAAGACCTACCAGACGTTCCTCACGCTCTTCGACCGGGTGCCCTACCGCTTCGTCGCGACCGCGACGCCGTCGCCGAACCGCTACAAGGAGCTGATCCACTACGGCGCGTTCCTCGGGATCCTCGACACGGGGCAGGCCCTCACGCGGTTCTTCAAGCGCGACTCGACGCAGGCGAACAACCTCACGCTGCTCGAGTCTCAGGAGCGCAACTTCTGGCTGTGGCTCGCGAGCTGGTCGGCGTGGCTGCAGTCGCCGGCCGAGCTGTGCTGCTGCGGCTGCCACGCGGATGGGCCCGTCGACTGCGAGCGGTGCGACTGCGGCGAGTACGTCCTGCCCCCGCTCAACGTCCGCGAGCACGAGCTCGCGATCGATCATCGACAGCGCGAGCTCGTAGAGCGCAACACGGGCCAGGCGTACCTACTCGCCGACAGCGCGGCGAGCTTGCCCGACGCGGCGCGGGAGAAGCGCACGACGATCCCGCTGCGCGTCGCGAGGCTGCTGGCGATCATCGACGACTACGAGCAGGCCGGCGACCTCGACCAGATCATCGTCTACTGCCACCTCAACGACGAGCAGCGCGCGATCGAGCAGGCGCTCAAGCGGCGCGGCACGTCGTTCTCGTCGATCGACGGGTCGATGCCGACGACGGAGGTCGAGCGGCGCCTCGCCGAGTGGAAGTCCCGCGAGACGGTCGCGCTGGTCGGCAAGCCCGTGATGCTCGGCGTCGGCCTGAACCTGCAGCAGGCCAACAAGATGGTGTTCGTCGGCGTCGACTATCGCTTCCACGACACGTTCCAGGCGGTCCATCGCATCCAGCGGTTCGGGCAGACCCGAACCTGCGAGGTACACCTGATCTACGCCGAGTCCGAGCGGGAGATCCTGCGGGTCCTGCTTGAGAAGTGGCGCCAACACGAGGAGTTGACACAGACGATGGGCAACCTGATCCGAGAGCACGGCCTATCTCGCGCGAGCGTCGAGCAGGCGCTGACGCGATCGCTCGGCGTCGATCGCGTCGAGGTCTGCGGCGATGGCTGGCAGCTCGTCAATAACGACTGCGTGCCCGAGGTCGCCTCGATGCTCGGCGACAGCGTCGACCTGGTCGTCACGAGCATCCCGTTCTCCAATCACTACGAGTACACGCCGGCCTACGAGGACCTCGGCTTCACGCAGAGCAACGAGCACTTCTGGGAGCAGATGGACTACCTCATCCCCGAGCTGCTGCGGGTGCTGCGGCCCGGCCGCGTCTACGCCTGCCACGTCAAGGATCGCATCCTGTTCGGCAACGTCACCGGCGCCGGCATCCCCACGTCCTCGCCGTTTCACGCCGAGGCGATCCTGCACGGCATCCGGCACGGCTTCGACTACCTCGGCATGATCACCGTCGTAACCGACGTCGTCCGCGAGAATAACCAGACCTACCGTCTCGGCTGGTCAGAGCAGTGCAAGGACGCGACGAAGATGGGCGTCGGCTCGCCGGAGTACATCCTGCTGTTCCACAAGCCCCAGACCGACCGCACACGCGGGTACGCCGACACACCGGTCGCGAAGGACAAGACGGCCTACTCCCGCGCGCGCTGGCAGACCGACGCGCACGCGTTCTGGCGCTCAAGCGGCGACCGGCACCTCACGCCCGACGAGCTCGCCTCGATGGGCCCAGACCGCCTGGCCAAAATCTTCACTGAGCACACGCTGCGCAGCGTCTACGACTACGAGTCGCACGTCCGCATCGGCGAGGCCCTCGACGGTCGCGGCGCGCTGCCATCGACGTTCATGGCGCTCGCGCCAGGCTCAAACGACCCTGCCGTCTGGCACGACGTCAACCGGATGCGGACGCTGAACGGCGAGCAGTCTCAGCGTGGCCTAACGCAGCACATCTGCCCGCTGCAGATCGACATCGTGGATCGCCTGATCGTCCGCTACTCAAACCCCGGCGACCTCGTGCTCGACCCGTTCGGCGGGCTGGGGACGGTCCCGGTCCGATCGCTCGCGCTCGGCCGTCGGGGCCTCGCGGTCGAGCTGAACGGCGGCTACTTCCTCGACGCCGTGAAGTACTGCGAGGCCGAGGAGCGCAAGCGCGGGATGCCGACGCTGTTCGACGTGCTCGCCGACGAGGACGCGGCGGCGGTGGCATAGAGGCACAGAGACCTTGCAGACGGGTTGCAGGACCTTGCAGCCCGCATCGCGAGAGCGCACGTTAGACACGGCGACCCCGTTGCGCTACACTCTGTCGCGTAAGGCAACCCCGCACGGAAGGCAGCGAACATGACCAGCACCGAGATCGCCCGAGCCCGCTACGACACGATGGCCCAGCTGACGCGAGGGAAGATCACGCCCGACGAGTGCCGCGCAGCGAACGCCGCGCTGCGCGCCAAGGTCGGCGACGAGGCCTTCGAGGCTGCCGCAGGCGCCGCCGTCGCGAACCACGTTCGCGCCTTCGGCTAGAGCGCCGCGCAGCACCGACGCGAGGCCGCCGCGCCTTTTCCGCCGTCGAGAAAGCCTGCCCGACGCCCGACCCGAGAGGAGGTGCTCGCCGACCAGCACCATCACAGCAGCACCCCAAAATCACGTCTGAAGAGACCCCGAGGCCGCGTCCACCGACGCGGCCTCGGTCGTTCCGGGGTGAGGCGACTCCGCGTCGGCGTACGCTGTGCGCCGTGAGGGAGACCGACCACGAGACGCCCGCGTGCCCGCGCTGAGCAGGCGTCCCTCGCCGCCGGCTCGGATGATCGAGCTGCTAGCCGCCGAGAAGCGCCGCACCCTGCACGAGCACGGCCGCGTCACCCTCAAGGACTTCGAGGAGGCATGGGCGGCGTGCTGGGCGCGCATGATCGTCGAGCACGCCTGGCCTCACGCGACGCAGCACCGCCGCGGCTGGCGCATCGCGATGCTCGCGACACGCTCCGAGGCCCGCGCGGCATGGCTCGACGATCCGACGCCGTTCGCGTTCGCGGTGCAGCGCCTGACCGACGTCGCCGGCGTCCCGCTCGAGCCCGCCCGCGTCACCCGGGCGCTGCTTGATCTCGTCGGGCACACCGCCATACCCGACGACCACCGGTAACCACCGGCATGACACCCAGCCGCGACGGTGCTACCGTCGCGCGCAGGATGCCCCCAGACGAACGGTCGCCGGCGCGTACGGACACGCGATTCGCAGCGATCGACGACGCCGTCACCCTGCTGAAGCTCCTGCCGCCCCCGGCCGACATCGCGTGGCCCACCGAGACCGGCGACGTCGAGATCGTCACCGACGCGCTGCAGTGGCTCGCCGCGTGGGCGCCGGCCGCACGAGCGTCACACCGCGCGCACGAGCGCGCCAAACGCGCCGCCCAGCACGCGGCCCGCAACGGCACCCGGCTGGGCCTGCACTAGCGATGGCCGTCTACGACCCTGACAAGCACTGCGGCGCGCAGCGCCTCAACCAGCCGGCCGGGACGCTGTGCACGCAGCGCAAGGGGCACGGCACCAGCCATCCCGGCGTCGGACGCTGCTCCCGCCACGGAGGGTCCACCCCCACGCACGTCGCGGCCGCCGAGGCGGAGCTCGCCAGACGCGCGTGCGTGACGCTCGGCGTCCCCGTCGCGATCGACCCCGCGGAGGCGCTCCTCGACGAGCTGCGGCGCTCCTACGGGAACGTGCTCTACCTCGAGAGCCTCGTGCGGCAGTTGCCGACGCACCCCGAGTCCGACACGACCGCGCCGGCGGCGGACGACGGTGAGGCGCGGACGGTGCGCGGCAAGCCCGGCGTCTACGGCCTGACGTACCACGCGTCGGGCGAGGCGACCGGGGATGCGCGCCCGCACATCCTCGTCACGCTCTACAACGAGGAGCGCAAGCACTACGCCAGCGTCGCCGCGGCCGCGCTGCGCGCCGGCGTGGCTCAGCGCGTCATCGAGCTCGCCGAGGCGACCGCCCGGCAGGTCGTGGACGTCCTGACGGAGTTCGCGAAGCGCCTCGGGCTTGACCCGGCGTCCCCCGCGGTCCGCGAGGCCGGCCGTCACGCCCTAGAGCTCGTCAGCTCCCGCTAGGACGACCGGGCGCGCTACAGTGTGCTGCATGCGGCGTCTGCGGGTATCGATCGTGCTTCTCCTGGCCGTCGTGGCGCTCGCCGGCTGCGACAGCTCAGACGAGCCGCGCGCGGGGCAGGAGTGGTGCCAGAGCCTGCAGGACCGCGGGGTGCTGTTCGAGCCGATGGAGCGGTGCCTCGACGAGTACGACCAGGCGCAGCGCACGCCGTGAGCGATCTCGCCCGGCAGCTGACCGAACGGGAGAACGATCGGGCGGACGTTGGCGAGCGCGTCGCAGCGCATCTCGCCGCCGGGAAGACATGGCGGGAGGCGGCGGCCACGGTCGGCGTCTCGCGCGATCAGGCGCGCGTGTGCGCGGAGACCTACGTTCGAGCGGCGAGCGGTCACATCGGATGGAGGCTGCTCGCCGAACGTGATGCGCGTCACCGCGTCCTCTACGTGGATGCGCTCCTGCGAGAGCAGTACGCCTTGGCGCAGCGCACCGCGACACCGTGACGCTATGACCGAGGCGTGCCGTCACGAGTCGTTTGTCGTGCAGGCCGACGTGACCCGTGTTCTCAACGATCGTGAGGAGATCGCCGGTGGCGAGGTCGTGATGTTCGCCTGCGACCTGCGCGTGCGGTGTGAGAACTGTGGTGAGGCGTTCGGTTGGCGCGGCGTACCATGTGGTACGTCGGTCGCTGGGCAGCCGATGCGCAGCGCCGACGCTCTCGAACTGCGCGCGTGGCTGCTGTCGCCCGCCGATCTCGGGCTCGCCGGTGTTCCGGCAGGTCTGCTGGCACCGTGAATCGTCTGCTGCCCTGACGCGCGCCGTAGACGCGTCATCCTGTAGCGCGTGAGCGTCGCCCCGCAGCGAAGTCCGTTCGAGATCGCCGCGGAGTATTGGGACCCGCCGCCCGACAGCGACGAGGACCGCGCGCTCGCGCTGCGCTGCGCCGCGGATCTGCGCGTCCTGATCCGCGAGGCCTGGCTGATCCTCGAGCCAGCGCGACCGTTCGTGTCGAACTGGCACATCGACGTGATCGCGGAGCACCTCATGGCGGTGAGCGCCGGCGAGCTGCCGCGACTGATAATCAACGTGCCGCCGGGCACGACGAAGAGCTCGATCTGCGCCGTGCTCTGGCCGGCATGGGAGTGGCTCCTCAAGCCGCACCTGCGCTGGATCCTCGCGTCGTACGCGCAGGACTTCGCGTTCCGCGACTCGCGGAAGATGCGCACGCTGATCCAGTCTCAGGGCGGCGCCGCGACCGGTGGCCTGTTCGCCAGGCGCGGCTACCAGGGCGTGCTGCGGCTCCTCGGGCAGACGTGGCAGCTGTCGGTTGATCAGAACGCGAAGGGCCGCTACGACACGACGGAGACCGGGATGCGCCTCGCGACGTCCGTCAGCGGCCAGGCGACCGGCGACCACGGCGACCGCATCGTCGTGGACGATCCGCTCAACCCGCGGCAGGCTCGCTCGGAGGCCGACCGCAAGACCGCGAACCGCTGGTGGGACGAGACGATGACCACGCGGTTCATCGACGAGCACGCCGCCGCGGTGATCGTGATGCAGCGCCTGCACGAGAACGACCTGACCGGCCATCTCCTCGCGCGCGACATCGGCTGGCATCACCTGTGCCTGCCGGCCGAGTACATCCCGTCGCACCAGTTCACCTACCCCGCCCAGGCGACGCTGCCGTCCGGCCGCGAGATCGCCGGCGACCCACGCACCGAGAAGGGCGAGAAGCTCGACCCCGTCCGCCTGAACGAGACGACGCTTGACCAGCGCCGCCGCGACCTCGGCAGCTACGCCTACGCCGGGCAGTACCAGCAGCAGCCCGCCCCAGAGGAGGGCGGCACGTTCCAGCGCGCATGGTTCGCGCGGCGCTGGCAGCCCGGCTTCGACCGCTACCTCCATCGAGGCTGGCGGGTGCTCGTGCAGTCCTGGGACATGCGATTCGGCGACAGTAAGAAGGCGAGCACGAGCTACGTCGTCGGGCAGGTCTGGGGCATCCACGGCATGGACTGCTACCTGCTGGCGCAGGCTCGGGGCCGATGGGGTTTCGCCGAGACCGTGCACGTCGTGCGCGCGATGACCGCGTTCGAGCCTCGAGCGACATGGAAGCTCGTCGAGGCGAAGGCGAACGGGCCCGCCGTCGTATCGGCGCTCAAGCGCGAGATCAGCGGCTGGATCGAGATCGAGCCCGAGGGCGGCAAGGACGTGCGCGCCGCGGCCGTCTCACCGAACGCTGAGCGCGGCGAGATCATCCTGCCGGCCGCCGACACGATCCCCTGCCCGGAGTTCTACACAGACGAGCGCGGCGTCCGCCACGACATCGTCCCGACGACCGTCGCCGACTGGATCCACGAGGCCGCGACGTTCCCCGCCGGCGCGTACGACGACCAGGTCGACGCGTTCAGCCAGGCGATCACGTGGGCCAACCCGCAGCCCGGACCGAAGGGCGAGGAGGACCCGCCCGGCGACACCGGGCCGGGCACGATCATGGGCGGGATCCTCGACGAGAAGTTCTGAGGGCGATGCAGGATCTGCATACTGGTCGTAGCCCGCTAGCCGCGCCCGCGGAGTGGCGGACCACCGACCCGAAAGGGGACCTCAGATGGACAAGGCAACGGCGCTCAGCGTGTTCACGGCGCTCGAGTCGCAGCGCTCGGTCGACGACGAGCCGCAGCGGGAGTACAAGCCCCCGACGTTCGATGTACGACTGGACGCCGGCAGCGCCGAGAGGCGCGCCGTGTTAGACGGAGGGATCGAGCGCACGTACCGCCTGCGGCTCGCGCCGAGCAAGTGGGGACCGCCCACGAGCGACGACTGGCGCTACGTGCTCGAGATCGCCGAGGAGAACGGGCTCACGGTTGACCTACAGAACAGCGCAATGGAGATGATCTAGAGTCGCCGTCGTGGCGGGCTGCTACGGTCCGCTGCACGATGTGAGGGGCTAGGGGCGAGGCGCTGCAGAGCCTCGCCCCGCTGACTTCTAAGGATCAACGCGGGGCCCTCCGGCGCCCGATCACCCTCCTGGTGGTCGGGCGCTCGTCGTTTCGGCATACTCGTGCCTCCATGGCGGCGAGCCTCAAGGACGCGCAGGGCGCCATCTACGAGCGGGCGCGCGATCTCGCGCCCGACGCCAGCGCCGAGGACCTCGTCAAGCTCGCCGACGCGGTCGGCAAGGTCGCATGGGGACCGCAGGGCGGTCACGTAGACACCGACTACCGCTACGACGCGTTGAACCGTTACGAGCCAGGCGGCAACGGGCGCGTGACCGGATTCACGCCAGCATGACGCGGCACGTGCTGACCGGCTGCGCGGCGCTCGTCGCCGTCACCCTCCCGTGCGACATCGCTGGCGTCCGATCGCCGATCGTCGTCGTCGCGGGCGTCGTCGTCGGACTCGCAGCGATGCTGCTGTCAGCATGGCTCGCGGATCGCCGCGCAGCGACCTGAGCGCATGCGCATGGACTCGCCGCGCCGGCGCGGTGGTTGACTGGCGGCTGTGGGCGAGATCGACAGGGCGAAGGCACGTCTGGACGTGATCGCGGCTGTCTCGCGCCCGACGGGGGGTCAGGACTCGAGCGTGTTCCCGGAGCTCGCCGGTCTGAACGTCGGGCTGCCGGGCTGGTCGCACTTCATGCCGATGGAGCGCGAGACCGCGCCGGCGTGGCAGGGCCGCAAGCGCACTGAGACGGTGCAGTCGATCCTCAACGACACGCAGGCCTCGTCGCTGCGGCAGGCGATCCGGCTGCCCGTACACCGCTACATCGTCGAGCTCGACCCCGCCGGCGCGGCGCCCGAGGCGTGCGACAAGATGGCCGCCGACCTCGACGTGCCGCTCGTCGGCGCCCCGGACGAGCAGCGGCCCGGTCGACGCGCCGACCGGTTCAGCTCGCGGCGGCAGCTGGACCGCGCGATGGACGGCCTCGACTACGGGCACGCCGTCTTCGAGCACGCCGGCCGGATCGACGAGGACGGCTGGTGGCGCCTCGTGGATCTCGCGCCGGTGCCGCAGTGGACGATCGACGACCCCGACTCGTGGAAGATCGACCGGCACGGCCGGCTGCTGCAGGTCGTGCAGCGCGAGACCAACCCGCCGACCGAGCTGCCCGTCGACCACCTCGCCGTGTTCACGTGGCAGGGCGCGCCGGGCGACCCACGCGGCCGGTCGATGCTGCGTCCGCTCTACAGCGCCTGGCTGCTGCGCGATCGCACGCTCCGGGTGATGGGGATGTCGTCCGAGCGGACGGGCATGGGCATCCCCGTCGGCAAGGTCGCGCCCGGCGCGGCCGAGGCGAAGGCGGTCATGGAGCGCCTGCTGGCGCGCCTCGCCGCCGGCGAGGACACGAACCTCGTGCTCGAGACCGACGCGTCGATACGCGACTCGCTCATGCTCATGGGCGTGACCGGCTCCACGCCGGACCTCGTCGGCGTGCTGCGCTACCTCGACGAGTGCATGGCCCGCGCGATGCTCGCGATGCTGCTGCAGCTCGGGCAGACCGAGACCGGCTCGCGGGCGCTGGGCGGCACGTTCGACGACCTCCTCGCAGACTTCCACGACGCCGTCGTGGACTGGTACTGCGACGTGATGACGCAGCAGGTGTGCGAGCCGTGGATCGACCGCAACCCCGGCGGCCTCGGCGCGCCGGCGCCGCGCCTCGTGTGGAGGCGCCGCGAGGACGCCGCGGCGACGCCGAGCATCACCAGCCCGCCGCAGGACACCCAACCCGACGAGCAGCAGCAGGAGGACGGCGCGCAGCAGGGCACCGTAGCCGCCGCGCGATCGGCTGCTGCGCGGCGTCGCGCCGCGGCCGTGCGCTCGTCGTTCGCCGCGGTCACCGGACGGGAGCTGCGCCGCGAGCCGACCGACGTCGAGCTCGCGTCGAGCGTCGACTTCGCGCTGCTTGAGGCGCAGCACGTCGCGGCCAGGGAGGACCTCGCGGCGGTGCTGCTGCGCGACCGCGACGAGCTCGCCAGCGTGGCCGTGGACCTCGTCGGCGACATGCGGGCGGTGGACCCGCTGACGCTCGGCGCGACGCTCGCGCCGGCGCTCACCGATCACGCCGCCGGCATGGACACCGGGCCGCTGGTCACGCTGCTGATCGCGACCGCCAACCAGGGCGTCCAGCAGGTCCTCGGCGAGGCCGCGAGGCAGGGAGTCGCGCTCGAGGCGTCCGTGGACTACACCGACCGCGCCGAGCTTGAGGCCCGCGAGATGCACCGCCGGATGGCCGCGCAGATCATCGAGAGCGCCGCGTCTGCCGCGCGCACGCAGCTGCCTCCGACGACGGCTCGCCGAGGCCTCCTCGGGCGGCTGCGACCGACGCAGCTCGCCGCCGAGGAGGCCGACGCGATCGCGCAGCACCTCGAGTCGCTGTCGGTCGCCGCGGCCGTGAGCGCGTCGAGCGGCGCGGTGTGGCGCGCGATCAACACCGGGCGCTTCGCGGCGATCGACGCCGCGCCGACGGAGGCCATCTACGCCAGCGAGATCCTCGACGACGCGACGTGCACCCCGTGCCGCGACATCGACGGCACGGAGTACGCGTCCGTGGACGAGGCGATGCACGACTACCCATCGATGGGCGGCTACGTCGCGTGCGAGGGCATGGACCGCTGCCGAGGCACTATCGTCGCCGTGTTCGACCCCGAGGAGCCGGCGGCGACGTGAGTGCTCCTGGTTCGCTCGCGGAGTGCCGGGCGCGCACCGACGTCGCTGAGCTACGCGAGCTGGTCGCGGCGACCGGCGTGCAGATGCGCTCGGCTACCGACCCCGTCATCCTCGCCCGCGTCCTAGACCGCGTCGGCAACGTCGCTGTAGCGGCCGACGCGATCGCGCAGCAGCCGCGCCCCGCCTGGCTGCGCGAGCTCATCGGATACGACCTGATGCTGGTGCACCGCGATGGTTAATTCCCGCAGGTCGATGAGCAACCCTGAAGGTCTGCCCGAGCAGGACATCGTCATACCGCCCGCCCGGGCGGCATGTGCCCACAACGTGATCCCATGTCGACGCTGGCTACGCGCCGGGTGGATCTGTGTGCGCTGCGATCAGTGGTTTCGCAAGCCGCCGAGGCGTGATGGCTGACTCGCTGTTCCTGACCGGCGACGACGTCCCGGACTACCTGCTCGGCGTCGAGCTGATGACCGCCGGGATGGAGTGGCCGGCGATGTCGGGCCCGGTCACGATCACCATGGAGCACATCGCCGACGCGATCGTCGCCGCGAACGACGATCCGCACATCCAGGTGCCGCGGATCAAGCTCGGGCACACGTCGACGCTGAACGGCGACGTGCCCGACTTCGACCCGTTCGCGGCGATCGGAGACGCCGAGCCGGCGTTCGGGCAGTTCCACAACCTCGCCGCCAAGAACGACGGCGCGGTGCTCGTCGGCGACGCCACGAACATCCTCACGTGGCTCGCCGAGACGGCGCCCGCGGCGTACCCGAACCGGTCCAGCGAGGCGACGTGGCAGGTCGCTGCGGTGGACTTCGATGTGCAAACGCCGGGAGGCAAGCGGTATTCCATGGTGGTAACCGCCGTCTCTTTGCTCGGCGTCTACATCCCCGCGATCGCCGACCTCGAGGACCTACAGACCCTCCTCGTGAGCGGACCAGCAGCCCTAGCAGCCAGAGAGGAGCCGGACGTGCCAGCAGGACAGCCCGCAGCACCCGCGGCGCTCAGCGTGTCAACGGATGTCGTCTGGACGCGGTTCAACTTCGATTGGGCGATGGCAGAGGACAACGGCGCCGAGCAGGACACCTACTGGTGGTGGGCCCGCGACATCCGCCTCGACCCGAACGAGGTCATCGCCGACGACGAGCAGGGCAGCCTCTGGTCGGTTCCGTTCTCGACGGACGGCGAGGACGAGGTCACGTTCGGGTCGCCCGTCCAGGTGCGCCAGACGTTCGTGCCGCTGGCCGCGTCGCAGCGCCTCGTCGCGTCGTTCGCGCGACCGAGCAAGCCGCCGCGGCAGCCCGCCGCAGCTGCAGCAGGAGCCAACGCCGCCGACGCGCGGCCCGAACCCGAAGGGGTCACGATGGACGAATCCGTCCGAGACGTGCTCGCCGGCATGGGGCTCGACCCCGACGCAGCGAGCGACGAGCAGATCCAGGCCGCAACCGTCCTGGCGCAGGCGCAGGCCGAGACGCCCGGCGACCCGGCGCCGGAGGGCGACCCGCCCGCGGAGCCCGACCCAGACGATGAGCCGGCCGACGATCCCGCGGGCGAGCCGGCGGGAGACCGCGAGCCCGCGGGTGCCGCCGCGAGGGCCGCCGCCGCGCCGGCGTCGTCGCTGACCGTTGCGGTGGACCGCGCGCGGTTCGAGGAGATGGAGCGCGAGGTCTCGCTCGCCCGCCAGGAGCGACGCGCCAACGAGCGTCGACAGCTGGACGCCGCCGCCTCGGCGGCCGTGCTGGACGGACGGATCGCACCGTCGGTCCGCGAGGCGTGGCGCACCGAGATTGATCCCGGCGACGCGCCCGACGCAGCGTCGCTCGCGCGGGCTCAGGCGGCGCAGGCGGCGCTCGCTGCCCTGCCGGCCGGCCGCGTGCCGCTCGACGCTCGAGCCAGCATCCCGGGCCCGGACGCCGATCCGTTCCCCGCCGACGAGCCGCTGCCCGCGAACGTGTCCCTGCTCACGCCGAGCCAGCGCGCCGAGATGCGCGCTCGCCGCGCATAGGAGAACCTGCACATGGCACTTGCTACCCCGATCTACGATCCGGCGCAGGCGATCACCGGACGCGCGACCGGCGCGGCCGTCACCGGCGGCCGGGTCGTCTGCGTCGCCGCCACGAAGGCGGACGGCGAGCCGACGCCGATCAAGCACTGCGGCGCGACCGACGAGCCGCTCGGCGTCGCCGGCGACGACGTCGCTCAGAACGGCGACGTCGTCGTCTACAAGGCCGGCTTCGTCGTACCGGTCCTCGCGGGCGGCACCGGCGTGACGGCCGGCAAGATCGTCGAGGCTCTCGCTACCGGCACGGTGCAGGACATCGCTTCCGGCAAGCGCGTCGGGCTCGCCATCACAACCGCAGCGGCGGCCGCGTACGCGCTCGTCGTGCTGCAGACCTGAAAGGGAGGCTGACCTCTCATGCCAACCGAAGTCGCCGGCCTCCCCGTCGGGAACGCGGCCACCGTCTCGGGTGCGGACATCACCGTCTCGTACCTCATCAACAACCCGCGGGTCATCGACCGCCGCGTCGGCGAGGCGACGAACTTTCGCTACTTCGCCGACGAGATCCTCCCGAACGTCGGTGCGCCGGGCGGCGGCGTCATCATCTTTCAGGAGTGGGATCCGCGCTACTCGACGATGACGCGCAAGGCGGAGCCCCTCGCGCCCGACGCTGAGGTTCCGCTCGCCGGCCACTTCGAGGGAGACCTCAAGGTCGCGCGCGCATCCGCTGACGGTCTCGGCTACACGATCAGCGACACGGAGCGCATCCGCAACCAGATGTTCGTGATCAACCGCAAGGAGCTCGCGCTCTCGCACTCGATCGCCGACAAGTTCAACGGGCGCGCCGTCGCGGTCATCCTCGCGGCGATCGCGGCCGCGTCCCGGACGCAGGCGGCGACCGACTGGTCGGCGCTCGTCACCGACGGCGCGAACCCCGACCCCGTCGCGAGCTGGCCACACTCGACGCTGGCGCTCGTCAACGCGCAGCAGCAGCAGGCCCGCGTGCCATGGGTGTACGACGCGATGCTCGCTCACCCGCTGGACATCTGGCGGCTGAGCACGATCTACCTCAAGAACGCCAACGGGCAGGCCAACGAGACGCTGCAGCTCAACCAGCTGCAGGCGCTCGCGCGGGCGCTCGGGCTCGCACGGATCACGTCGGACAACACCGGCGACGTGCCGCGCGGCCAGCCGATCCTGTACTCGACCGGCAACGTCGGCGGCACCGCGTGGGAGGAGCCGATCATGACCGAGATCATCCCCGAGCGCCGCCGCCGCCGCGACGTCGTGCAGTGCGTCGGATCGGCCGCGTACTTCGTGGACAACCCCTACGGGCTGCTGCAGCTGACCGGCACGGCAACGGCCGACCTGGCGGCGTGATCGCATGGCCCTGGTGGAGATCACAGCGGTTGGCGCGCTCGTGCGCCCGCTCGCCGACGACGCCTACCGGCCGAAGATCCGCGGCGACCGCGTCGAGCTCAGCGACGCCGACGCGCAGCGCCTCGTCGCGGACGGCACGGCGATCCTCATCGAGCCGCAGGAACCGGCCGAGAACGCCGAGGACCCGCAGCCGGACGGCGGCCTGGCGATCGACCTCAACGACCCGAACACGACGATCAAGGAGCTGCGGCAGTTCGCCGACGCTCGCCGCATCCGTCTGACGGGGGCGCGAACGCGCCCTGAGATCCTCGGGATGATCCGCGCCGCGCTGGAGAATCCCGAGGTCGGCGCCGAGGTGCAGGCGGCGATGATCAGCCCGGCGCTCGCCGAGACATCGCCGATCGTCAACCCGGACGCGGCGGAGCCGGGCGGACCAGCCGACACGCCGCAGCCGGGAGACCCCGACATGGGCGCCGACGCCCTCAAGCGCGACGACGACGGAGGCGAGGACGATGGGTGACCTGTTCCGCGGCCTGCTGAAGAACACGGCGGGGGCTCTACGCATGAACGTGTCCAGCGCCGCGGTCGCGAGCACCGCGCACGCCGGCGCGCACGACGCGTTCACCCGAGGCCTGAAGCGCGACAGCCTCGGGCGGATGATGGTCTCGCTCGAGGGCGCCGGCTGCGCCTACGCCGTCGAGCGCACGTTCACCGAGACCGCCGGCGCCGGCACGTACACCGCGAGCGTCCCGCTGCCGGCCGGCGCGACGCTCATCGACGTGATCGTCAACGGCGTGGCGCTGTGGACCGCCGCGACGTCGGCGGTGCTGAAGGTCGGCGACGGCACCGACGACGACGGCTACTTCACGGCCGTCGACCTCAAGGCGACCGACCTGCTCGCCGGCGAGTCGATCAGCCTCGCGCAGGCGGGCGGCAAGGCCGGCGCGTACATCGCGAGCTCGCAGGTGTCCCCGCGGTACGCCGTCGCGGCGAGGTCGATCATCGGCGTGGTCACGACCGTGGGCGGCTCTGGGACGGCCGGGCGCACCCGCATGACGGTGGTCTACAGCGCCCCCGTCACCGACGACGTCGTCGGCGCGACGAAGGCATAGAGGAGGCGAGCCGCGATGCCGAAGTTCGAGGTCCGGATGCGGTCGCAGACCGACGAGCAGTCGCGGCTCGTCACGCTGAGCGCCGACTCGGAGGAGGAGGCCAAGGCGCGGTGCGTGCTGCTCGAGCGCGATGCGGTGAACTACAAGCTCGACGCCGACCCGTACCTGACCGACGACCAGCGCCAAGCGATCCTCGACGGCGGCGTCATCGACGACGACGGCAAGGTGCTCGGCGGCGACAAGCGCGCGCGTGGCAAGCTGCACCAGCACCTGCAGGGCAAGCTCTACGTCGTCGAGGCCGTCCGCGAGGTCCCGATCGACGTCACCCGGCTGGTGAACGAGCTGCTCGTGCTGCAGCACGACCCCAAGGCGTGGGCCGCGATGCTGCAGCGCCTCGGCGAGGAGGGCGTCCCGCTCGGCGCCGTCACGGCGCTGCTGTACGGCGTCCCGATGAAGAACCAATACGACGGGACCGCCGTCAACGATTGGGACACCGACACGCAGAAGGCGGCGCTGCTGACCGGCTACACCGCCAACCAGGACACGCACGACTTCTTCGATGACGTCTCCGCGACGGAGGTCACCGGGACGGGCTACACGGCGGGCGGCCAGACGCTGGGGTCGAAGACCGCGACGTACGACACCGCCACCGACCAGATCCGCCTCGCCGCCGCCAACCCCTCGTGGGGGTCCTCGACGGTCTCGGCGACGGACGCCGTCATCTACAAGAGCACCGGCACCGCGAGCACGTCGCCGCTGCTCGCCGCGATCGACTTCGGCGGGACCGTCGCGACGACCGCCGGCACGTTCCAGATCACCTTCGACAGCCTGGGCGTCGCCGTCTTCGACGTGACGTAGATGGCGACGCACCGCCTCCCCATCTTCGGGTGGTCGATGCGTCCAGACGACACGGGCGAGTGCTGGCTTGAGCCCTACGACGTCCTCGCGACCAACGACGCGTGGAAGCGCCTCGTGCTGCGGTTCGGCGCGAGCAACGCGGCGCAACCCACCGTCCGACACGGCGCGCACGGCGGGTTCACCGTCCCGAAGAACTACGTCGGCTCGTCGGTGCTCGTGATCGTGTGGACCGCCACGCTGACGAGCGGGAACGTCGTGTGGGACTTCGACTACCGCACCGTCGCCGGCAACGACACGACCAGTCTCGACCAGTCCGGCACCGAGCAGGCCGTCACCGTCACCGACGCCGCGCCGGGCGCAGCGCACCGCCGCCTCGAGATCACGTCGAGCCTGACCGCCGCGAACTTCGCGGCCGACGAGGAGGTCGAGTTCTTCCTGGCCCGCGACGGAGCCGACGCCGCCGACACGATGGCCGGCGCCGCGCTGCTGTTCAACGCGTTCTTCGAGTACGCCGACGTCTAGGGCGTGGTCTACCGCCTGCACGCCGAGCTGCGCTTCTCGCTCTCGACCGTGCGATCGTCGGCGCAGGCGCAGATCGGGTCGGCCGGGACCGTGCAGACGACGCTCGCGCGCCTGCCGAGCCTGATCGTCGACCGCTCGAGCGACACGCCCGCGTCGATCCAGTCGACGTACGCGCTGATCGCGGCGATGGGCACGCCGCAGGCCAACTCCGTCGTGCACTGGCACCAGTGCCTCGAGAACGACGCGACGGGCCCGTGCGTGCTGACGGCCGTCAAGAGGTGGTGAGCGTGCGTGTCGCGTAGCTGCGACGGCATCGACGACGTCCTTCTCGCAACGTCGGCCGCCGTATCCGTGGCGCCGCTGACGTTCGCCGCGCGAGTCAAGCCGACGTCGATCGCCAACGGCACCGCGCTCGGCGTCGGCTCGACGACGACGAACTCCTACATCGCGCTCGGCATGGACGGGTCGGGACGCGCGTTCATGGAGGTCGGCCCGGGCGGCGGGACGGCGCTCGCCGGGACGCTCGTCACGACCGCGTGGGCGACGATCGTCGGCGTCGTCACGAGCAACACGAGCTACGTCGCCTACAAGGACGGCGTCGCCGGTACGCCGCTGACGAACGCGTGGGTGCCCGGCACGATGAACCGCAGCAGCATCGGCGGGCTCATGCTGAACGGCACGCTGCTGTCGTTCCTGAACGCGCAGATCGCGGACTGCGCGATCTGGTCCGTCGCGCTGACCGCCGCCGAGCTCGCCGCGCACGCCCGCGGTCTGTCGCCGCTGCTGATCCGGCCGGCAAGCCTCGTGCTGTGGGTGCCGGCGTGGGGGACCTCGTCGCCCGAGCGCGACTACACCGCGGGGCAGCGACACATGACGATCACCGGCGCGGTCCTCGGCGCGACGCACCCGCCCGTGATGCCGGTCATGCTCGGCGGCGGCGCGCCGCCGGTCGGCGCGGCGGTCGTGAACGCGACCGTCGTCGCGGTCGCCGCGGTCGGCTCGGGAGCCGCGCCGGCACCGGCGCCGTCGGCGGGCAGCACCGTCACCAGCCCGGCAGCAGCCGCGGTCGGCGCGGCGCCCGTCCCCGCGGTGCTGGCCGGCGCGAACGTCACGACGCCCGCGGCCGTAGCGCTCGGCAGCGCGCCGGCTCCGGCACCCGTGGCCGGGGCGCTCGTCGTCGCGCCCGCGGCGACCGCTGTCGGCAGCGCCCCCGCCGGCAGCGTGGCGGCCTCCTACACCGCCGCCGCCCCGGCGGCTACCGCCGCGGGCGCCGCGCCGACGCCGACGGTGCAGGCGGGCAGCAGCGTGACGAGCCCGGCAGCCGGAGCGGTCGGCTCCGCGCCGGCGCCCGTCGTCGCGGCGGCCTCGAACGTCGCGGCTCCGCCGGCCGCCGCGGTCGGCAGCGCACCCTCCCCGGTGCCCGTCATCGCGACGCCGGTCGTCGCGGCGACCGCGTCGGGCAGCGCCCCCGCCCCCAGCGTGTCGGCCGGCGCGACGATCGCGAGCCCGCCCGCCGCGGCGAGCGGTACCGCACCGCCCCCGACGCCGACCGCCACGTCCGAGATCGCCGCGCCGCCGGCCGTGGCGGCGTGTACAGCCCCGGCGCCGTCGGTGTTCGGCACCGGCAGCGCCGACGTAGTCGCCCCGGTGGCCGCCGCGTCTGGCACCGCGCCCGCACCCGCGCCGTCCGCCACCGCCGAGGTCGCGGCACCCGCAGCGCACGCGACGGGCGCGGCGCCGACGCCCACCCCGACCGCGGCGGCGGTCGTGCTCGCGCTGCCCGGCGTCGCGACGGGCTCGGCGCCCGCGCCCGCCATCACGACGCTCGCCACCGTCCTCGCGCCACCCGCGACGGCGACCGGATCGGCTCCGCCCGCGACGGCCGCGGCGCACGTCGTGGTTGCCGCGCCGGCCGCGCTGATGACGGTCCCGTCGGTCACGCACACCGTTCGAGCGGACTCGACGATCCAGGTCGTCGCGGCCCTCGCGACGGGGCGAGCGCCCGTCCCCGTCGTCGCCGCGCTGCACTTCGACGCACCAGTCGTCGGGCACACTGTGAGCACGCGCCCCGGCTACCCGACGAGCGTCGGGCAGCACCAACCGATCGTCGCCGGGACCCGGCCAGGCAGACCCGTCTGAGATGTTCACCCACAGCTTCGAGAACACGACCCCTCCCGCGCGCTTCGACGACGTGCCGTGGACGCGCGTGCTCGTCGAGCAGGCCACGCCCGAGACGCCGACCACCTGGACGCAGATCGACGACCAGGCGATCGCCGTCGACCCGACGCCCGCGACGCCGAACCCCGTCGCGATCACCGTCACCACGGCCACGCTCGAGCGGGCGTTCTTCCGCTTCCGCTTCGACGTCACGCCGTCGAACCCATCCACGCCAAGCCCGCCCGTGCTGTCGCCGTCGCCGCCGTACCGGCCGACCGTTGAGCAGGTCGCCGCGATCGTGCGGTCGCGCACCCGAGGGGCAGCGTCGCGCGACGCGACGGTCGCCGGCGAGCAGGGCACGTTCACCACGACGACGCGCCCGACCTACCAGCAGGTGCAGGAGCTCATCGACGTAGCGGTCGGCGACATCGCCGGCATGATGCGCGGTCGCACGCCGTGCACGCCGGTCCTCGAGACCGCGGCGGGCAGCGCCGCCGCGTACCTCGCCGCGCAGCTCGTCGAGGTCAGCTACTACAGCGAGCAGACGACCGACGAGACGACCGCGTTCAAGGCGCTGAACTCGCTGCGCAAGGACTCCGCGAAGGCCGTCGCGGAGGCCGTCATCACGCAGTGCCCGCTCACCGCCCCCGACGGATCGGTCGTGGGCTCGCCCGTGGGGCGCACGCCCGTCTTCGAGCGCACCACCTGGAGCACGAGGTGGTGAACCGCGAGAGGCAGGCCGGCCTTCGGATCGACGTCGACTCGGCGGCGACCCGGCGCGACCTGAAGCTCATCGCGGAGCGAGCACGGGACGTACGGCCGGCCATGGAGGGCATCATCGACCGGATCTACGACGCCGCCGCCAAGCAGTTCGACTCGCAGGGCGCGTACGCCCGCACGCCCTGGCCGGCGAACGCCGAGAGCACCGTCGAGCGCAAGGCGCGCCTCGGGCTGGACCCGCGCGTCCTGCACGCAACGCTGGACCTGCGCGACTCCCTAACGCACCCCGGCGGCTCCAACTTCGCGTTCGCGCAACACAACGGCCTGATATTCGGCACCGCCGTCGAGTACGCCCGGTACCTCGACGAGACCTACCCGCTCGTCGTGCCTCACGACGCCGAGCTGCACACGTGGGTGCGCATCGTCGAGCGCTGGATCATCGACGGCGATCCGTCCCACGGCGGCATCCTCGGAAGCCTCGTCTGATGCCGACGCTCGGTCCCCTCGTCAGCTCGTGGTCGATCGAGCGGGCCGCGCGCGACCTCCTCATGCCGGACCGCAACCTGATCGGGCTCTACCTCGACGAGGTCGTCCGGCAGACCGGCGAGGGCGTGCGCTCCGAGCGGCCACGCACCGTCGTCGTGCGCGAGAAGGCGATGCGGTTCGCCGACGAGCAGCTGCCGGCGCTCATCATCGTGTGCCCCGGGACCGCCGGCGACGCCGAGCGCGACGGCGAGGGCCGCTACTCCGCGATGTGGCAGATGACCGTCGCCGCGGTCACGCAGTCGGTCGACGCTGACCTCGCCCGCGCGCTCGCGGCGGATCTCGCGTGCGCCGCCGCGGCCGTGCTCGTGCAGATGCTGCCGAAGATCGACGAGCGCGTCGTCTTCGCGCGATGGGCGGGCGAGGCCAGCGACGACGTGCCGCTCGGCGTAGACCAGAGGTCGCGCTGCATCGTCGGGCGCGGCGTGCTCGTCGGCGTGCAGGACGTGCTGTGCGATCTCGCGGGCGTCCCCGCCGACTGGAACGTGCCCGACCCGCCGATCGGCGATGAGCCGGTGGACCTTCCCGCCCCCGTGACGGTAGACACTGTGAGCGTGAGCGTGACCCCCGTCGAGGAGACGTAGATGCCGAGCACCACGCCCGTGGCCGTGATCGCGGTCAAGAACGTAGGCCGATCACCGCAGATCGTCGATGGCTGCGGCGCCATGTCGCCGGGCGACAGCGGCGAGGCCGTGGACAACCAGCACACGCGCGCGCTGATCGACGCTGGCCACCTGCTCGCCATCGACGAGCCCGAGCCCGACGCCTCCTCGGCGCGCAAGCGAGCGACGACCACCGCGAAGGGGGAGTGACCGATGACGCCTGCGCCCAGCCTCGAGATCACGATCGGCGACCGAGGGCCCGCGAGCCCGCAGCCCGGAGACGTCGGCGCGTGGTTCGCGGCCGGGCTCGCCGCCCGCGGGCCCGTCGGCACGGTCTCGGAGTGCCTCTCGCTCGCGCAGGTGAAGGCGATCTACGGCGACGTCGTGACCTACTCGCACCTGATCCGCTGCGCCGAGCAGTACTTCCGGCAGGGCGGATCGAGGATGGTCATCTCGCGGATCGTCGGGCCGGCCGCGACGAAGGGTCTGCTGGCGCTGTCGAGCGCCGCGCCGGCCGTCGTGATGACCGTCACCGCCGACAGCGCCGGCGACTGGTCGGCGAACCTCACGATCACGGTCACCGCCGGCACCGGCTCGGACCGCGTCGTCACGTTCAAGGACACCGGCGCGGCGCTGTTCTCCGCGACGTTCTCGTCGGCCGCCGCGCTGCAGACCGCCTTCGAGGACACCGGCCTGGTGGACGTCGCGCTCGGCGCCGGCGTGTGGCCGATCGCCGTCCTCGCCGAGACGCCGCTCTCCACGGGCTCGGACGATCGGGCGAGCATCCCGACGACGGCCGCCGGCTGGAAGACCGTCCTCGACGTCTTCGACGCCGACCTCGGCGTCGGCTCCGTCTCGCTGCCCGGCGTCACGACGCCCGCAGCGCACGAGGCGCTCGGCAAGCACTTCTGGTCGCACAAGCGCTGGCCGCTGTGCGACGGCATCGACACCGCTACGGTCGCGTCGCTGACGTCGCCCGCCGGAACGCTGCGGACGCTGACGGCGCCCGTCGCGCTCGGCCAGATGCTGGCGCCCTGGATCAAGGTGCCCTACCTCACCGGCACGGTCACGATCCCGCCGTCCGGCGCCGTCGCCGGCAGGATGGCGAGCGCGGACCACGAGAACCCGGCCGGGCCCGGGCAGCCGGCCGCGGCGTCGTTCGGCGTGCTGACCGGTGTCGTGGACGTCACGCAGGAGTGGAGCCAGGCCGATCGCGATCTGCTCAGCGACGCGGGCGTGACCGTCATCCGCAACATTCGCGGCAACGTGCAGGCCTACGACGCGCTGTCGTGGGCGGACCCCGGCGTCTACCCGCAGTACGCCGAGGCGTCGGGCATGCGGGTCGTGCTGGCGATCTACAGCGAGGCGCTCGCTGCGCTCGAGCAGTACGTCATGGCCGTGATCGACGGCAACCGGCATCTGCTCTCAGCCGTCGAGAAGGACCTCGTCGGGATCTGCCAGGCCTGGTACGCGCGCGACGCGCTCTACGGCGCGACGGCGGGCGAGGCGTTCAGCGTCGACACCGGACCCGGCGTGAACCCCGATGCGCAGCTCGCGCTCCGGAAGATCGCGGCGCAGATGGAGCTGCGCACGTCGCCGTTCGCCGCGACCGTGGCGCTGCTGATAACGAAGGTCGCCTCGGGCGACACGATCTGAGGAGGCGCAGATGGCGCTCGTCCAGGAGCAGATGTTTGCCGTCGCCGTCGCGGTCGACGGCGCGCCGATAGCCGGCCTGTTCGACGGATGGGAGGGCGGAGAGGTCACGTCGGGCTCGGAGTCCTACAACGCCGGCGGCATGGCGGACGCCGAGGCGCTGCCCGGCCCGGTCAAGACGGCGGAGATCAAGATCAGCCGCGGCTACCGCGGCGAGCGCGACGCGCTGCTCGAGCGATGGCTGCTGCAGCGCCTGAACCGCGCGATGGTCGCCGGCCGGCAGGCGCTCAACCCCGACAAGTCGCCCGTGCCCGGCGGGCTGCTGACGGCGCGCGGGATCCTGACCGGCGTCGCGACGCCCAAGCACGACAGCAACGGCACGGCTGTCTCGCGCCTCGAGCTGACGATGATGGTCCACGGCGTACCGACATGACCGACGCCGCGCCAGGCAGCGCCCTCGACCGGCTGCGGACCGCCTACGCCGCCCGCCAGGAGGCCGATCCCGCCCGCTACGTCGAGGTGTGGGACGACGGCGCGCTGTACGCGCGCATCGCGCGCAGCGAGAACCTCGAGGTCGCGAGCGGCGTCATGCGCTCCATGACGGCGATCATGCGCCCCGACGTCGCCGAGCAGGTCAGCGTCACCGTCGAGGACCTCGCCGACATCGTCGCCGCAGCGACGGTGAGCCTGCACGAGCTCAACGGCGACGGCACGCCTTCACCCGAGCCGCTCAAGACGGACGACGGCACGCTGCTGCGCTTCGATCAGGCGTTCGCCGAGGTGATCGGGGTCCCCGAGGTGCAGACGCCGCGGGCGGCGGTGTTCGCGGCGTTCACGTCGCCGGTGACCGAGGACGGACCGCCGCAGCTGGACACGCTCAAGCTGATGACCGTCGCCACCCAGGTCTGCACGATCCTCGTCGCCGGCCGCGAGGCAGCACAGATCACGGTGGGAAAAGCCTCCACCCAAGCGAGCGACGCAACGCAGCCGTAGCGTGCGCGCTCGGCCTCGACGGGCTCGCCGAGCACCTGCTCTACGGAGACGAGATCGAGCGCGCGATGTGGACAGCCGTGCTCAAGGAGGCGATCGACATCCGCGTCGCCGACGCTGAACCCGACAAGCGCCCGTCGTCGCTGATCGGCGTCACGGACGTTGACCCGATGACCGAGCGGTCGATCCGCGACGCCCTGCAGCGAGTCGGCGAGGCGACGTCATGGCGCTGACCGACATCGTCCTTCGGATGCGGCTGCAGGGCCAGAACGCCGTGGCGTCTGGCATCGGCGGCACCACGAGCAAGGTGCAGCAGCTCGGCCGGGTAGCGACGGGAGCGGTCTTCGGGGTCGGCTTGCTCGGCGCCGCAGCGCTGGACGCCGCGGGCGACTACGAGAAGTCGCTGAACGTCTTCCAGGCCGTGTCGTCCGCGACGTCGGTCGAGATGAAGCGCGCCGGGACGCTCGCCAAGGAGCTCGGCGCCGACGTGCGGCTGCCGAGCACGTCCGCCGCGGACGCCGCCGAGGCCATGACCGAGCTCGCGCGGGGCGGGATCCTGGTAAGCGACATCTTCGCGGCCGCCAAACCCGTGCTGCAGCTGTCCGCCGCGGCGCAGATCGGCAACGCCCAGGCCGCCGATATCACCGCGAAGGCGCTGAACACGTTCGGGATGCAGGGCCGTGAGGCCATCGACGTCGCGAACCTGCTCGCCGCCGCGTCCATGAAGGGCGCGAAGGTCACCGATCTGGCCTCGGGGTTGCAGCAGGCTGGCGCGGACGCGCACCGGCTCGGCGTGCCGCTTCAGGACCTCGTCACATCGCTGACGCTGTTCGCACGCAGGGGCGTCACGGGCTCGGACGCCGGCACGTCGATGAAAACGATGATGCAGCGCCTGCTGCCGCAGTCCAAGGACGCCGCCGCGACGATGAAGCGGCTCGGCATCGACGTCTTCGACGCCCAGGGCAGGTTCATCGGCCTGCGCGGAACGATCAAGGAGTACGGCGACGCGCTGCGCGGCAAGTCGCAGGAGGAGCAGGCCGCGGCGCTGCAGACGCTGTTCGGGTCGGACGCGTCGCGAGCAGCAGGCATCCTGCTGCTCGGCAACGTGAAGGCCTACGACAAGCTGCACGCCGCCGTCACCAGGCACGGCGCCGCCGAGCGGGTCGCGAAGGCGCAGACGAAGGGCTACAAGGGCGCCCTGGACGGGTTCAAGTCGACCGTCGAGACGCTTGAGATCACGTGGGGCGAGAAGCTGCTGCCGACCGCCACGGCCGTGATGCAGTTTCTGTCGGCGAACCTCGAGCCGGCGGTCGACGGGGTCGCGGGCGCGGTCAAGGACCTCTACGGATGGAGCAAGCGGCACGACGACCTGCTGATCTCGCTCGCCGCCGGGCTCGGCGTGTACGTCGCCGGCATGAAGGCGTACGCCATCTGGGCGGCTGTCTCGGCGTTCGTGACCGGCGGGTGGACCACCGCGTTCTGGGCGCTGGACGCCGCGATGGCCGCTAACCCGGTCGCCCTCGTGGTGCTCGGCATCGCCGCGCTTGCGGCGGGACTCGTCTACGCCTACCGCAAGTCCGCGACGTTCCGAGACGTCGTGCACGCCGTCGGTAACGCGCTGAAGGACTCGCTGCTGTGGGGGCTCAACGCCGTCATCGACGCGATCACGTTCCTGATGGGCGCCTACTCGTCGATGCTCACCCTGCTGTCGCACGTGCCCGGCATGGGATGGGCCAAGGACGCCGCCGACCAGATCGACCGAGCGCGCGCGGCAATGCAGGGCTTCGCCGACTCGGTCAGCGGCAAGGACGGTGACGGCAAGCCCAGCGCCGCGACGCGGCGGCAGCCAGCCGCACCGTTCAGGGGCAAGGGCGCGCTCACGCCGCTGCACATCCCGAAGGGCCTCGCCGGCGGCGGCCGGGTCGTGGCGCCCGGTTCGTTCACCGTCGGCGAGGACGGCGTCGAGGTCGTGGACCTCCCGCGCGGCGCGGTCGTGCGCGACGCGCCATCCTCCCGCGACATGGGCGCGGGCCTCGGCGCGCTCGTCGCCGCGGTCGCGCGCCTCGCCGACCGGCCGGTCATCCTGCAGGTCAACGGCCGCGAGATCGCGCGCGCGAACGCGACGCAGCTCGCCAACGAGAAGGCGTTCGCTTGACCCCCGTCGCGGTGTTCGAGCAGGGACACGGCGTCGCCGCCGGCTCGTCGAACCGCGTCGGGCTGCAGCTGCCGTCCGGCGGTGTGCCGCGCGTCGGCGCCGGCGAGTGCGTGTTCGTCACCACCCGCCCGGCGATCACGCTGCGCTGCCGCCTCGGGAGGGGCTCGGCGACGCTCAAGGGCGGCGTCGGCGGCTGGCGCGACGTCGAGCGTCCCGGCCGCGAGAACGGCATGGAGTGGGGCAGCACGCCGACACGCACGCTCGAGATACCGCTGCTGCTCGACGGGTTCGCGGATCGCCGCACGATCGACACCGAGCTCGCCGCGCTCTACGCGATGGGTCGCCCGCCCGCCGGGTCGCCGCGCGGCACGCCGCCGCCGACGATCCGCGTCGGCGGGATGGTCCCGCACGGCGACCGCGATTGGGTGCTGACCGACCTCGCGGAGGGCGACGCGATCTGGGACGGCCGGCACCGCGTGCGGCTCTGGCTGACGGTCACGCTCGGCGAGCCGGGCAGCCTCGACATCGTCAAGGTCACGGCGAAGAAACCGTCGGCCAAGCCGTCGACCCGCGACTACGTCGTGAGGGCGGGCGAGACGCTCGCGTCGATCGCGCGAGACCAGATGGACGCCAAGACGTCCAGCGCGATCGCGAACGCCGTCGCGGTGCTCAAGAGCCTGAACGGCATCCGCGACCCCAAGTCGCTGCACACCGGCCAGAAGCTCAAGGTGCCCCGTGCGTAGCCAGTCGCCATGCCCGGTGTGCGGCGGCGACCTGCGCAAGGGTCCCCACAAGCACCGCGGCCTATGGTTCCGGCACGCCGAGCCGCCACGCTCGACGGGACGCTCGTCGGAGCGGCGGCGGCGAGGCAGGCGTGTCTGAGACGTTCGCGCTGGTCCTGGACGGCCGCGAGGTAGATCTGCGGCTGGACTCATCCGTCACGCAGATAGAGCACGACCTGTCGCTCGACACGACGCTCGCGGTGACGATCACCGTCCAGGATCAGCGTCGCCAGCTGCGCGCCTCCGGCATCCTGGACCGCGACGAGAACGGCAAGCTCGACGCGTCGATCGAGATCGAGCTGGACGGCATCCCCTACCGCCTCGCGGACGTGCGCAAGGCGGCCGACACGTTCACGCTCGGCTTCGTCGACCGCGTCGTCGCGCGGATGCAGGCGTCGCGCGGCCCGCTCAAGCCGTCCGGCAACGCCGATCACGTCGCGTTCGCGCAGACGCTCTGCAAGCGCGCAGGCGTGCCGTTCGTCACGCCGACGGGCGTCGCGGTCACGAAGTCGGGCGGGGCGCTCGAGGAGAAGCGAGAGCGCGCCGACGCCGACGATCGCCACGAGCGCGGGATGCCGGCCGCGTCCAACGCGCCGCTGACCGGCGGCGGCCCGTACGGCACGGGGGTCCTGTGGCCCGCGACGGACAAGGCGACCGAGAACGACGACGCGGGCGACGCTCGCGCGATCTCCGCCGACGATCTCACCGTCAAGGGGGCGAAGGCGACGCCCGAACAGATCCGCAACATGGAGGTCGTGATGGGCGTCGCGACCGCTGCGGGCGCCGGTCAGAAGGCGACGCTCGCGCTCGTCATAGCGTGCATCGTCGAGTCCACCTTCATGAATCTGAGGTCGGGCCCGCTGGATGCCGAGGGCATCCTGCAGGTCCGCGTCGGCATCCACGGCGCCGCGGTCGCGCGCTCCGTGTCGCGGTCGGCGACGCTGTTCCTGAACACGGGATTTACCGGCCGCGGCGGCGCGATCAAGCTCGCCGCCGACCACGAGGATTGGTCCGCCGGCGAGGTCGCGCAGGCCGTGCAGGGATCCGACCACCCCGAGGCATACGACAAGTGGCGCAGCGAGGGCGTGAAGATCATCGACGCCTACGGTGGCCTGGACGCGATCGGCGGCTCGAGCAGCGGCGGGCGCGCCGGAGCGCTCGTGCAGCGCGGCACGGCCGAGGACCCAAACGAGGACTCGTGGTCGGCGCTCGTCAGGATCGGCGAGGCGAAGGGCTGGCGCGTGTTCGCGCTCCGCGGCAAGGTGCACTACGCCCGCGAGCAGGACCTCGTGAAGTCCCGCGTGCGGGCCGTGCTGACCGAGCAGGATCCCGCCGTCGACTGGATTGATTGGGAGGTCTCGCCGCGCAAGCGCGTCAACACCGCGACCGCGCAGGTGCGCGCGAGCCTGTGGGCGGTGCCGCACGGCTCGGCGGTCCTGATCAAGGGCGAGGGCGTCGCGGACGGTCGCTGGCTCGTCGCGTCGTTCAGGCGCACCCGCGACTCGCAGAAGGCGACGATAGAGCTCCGCCGCGGCACCGAGCTGCTGAAGCCCGAGGCGACGAGCGAGGGCCCGGGCGCGGCCGGCGGCGCCGGCTCGGTGTTCGAGGCGGCCGACCAGATCAGCGACGAGAACCACCCCTACGTCTACGGCGGCGGGCACGGCAAGCCGCTGAAGGACATCGACGGCCGCGAGGGGTTGGACTGCTCCTCGAGTACCTGTCTGGCGCTGTGGAAGGCGGGCGTGTTCTCCGGCACGACGGCGCAGACGTCCGGTGAGCTGGCGGCGTCGTTCGGCGAGGCCGGGCACGGCCAGTACTTCACGGTGTGGGCGAACAGCGAGCACGTGTGGATCGAGTTCCACGGCTCGCATGAGGGCTGGCGCTTCGACACGTCGTCGCGCAGCGGCGATAGCAACCAGGAGTCCGGGCCGCGGCTGCGCAAGGGTGAGCGCGAGACCACCGGGTTCAAGCCACGCAGGATCAAGGGAGGATGATCGCGACGATATGAGCGCGAACGCTGTTCTGCCGCCCGCCGACGCGGCGCCGGGCGCCGTGTTCGTCGGCAAGGTCTCGCGCGTCAACCCCGACGGCACCGTCGGCGTGACGATCGACGCCTACGGCGACGTGCACGAGTGGCCGCCCGCGACGTGGATCGCGGCGGGGCAGGCCGCGGTCCGCGGCGACGCCGTGCTCGTCCTGATCGACGACAAGGGCGGGGTGTGGGCGCTGCCGCGCAAGCCGGCCGCGGACGTCGCGGTCATGCGCGAGGCACCGGTGAACATCGCCGACTCCCGGTTCGGCGCGGTCAACGGCGCGAACATCGACGCCGCGCTGACCGCCGCGCTCGCGCACGTCGGAGCGGCGGGCGGGGAGATCCTGATCCCGCGCGGCGCGTACACGATCCTGTCGCCCCCGTCGTTCAAGGAGACGCGCAGCATCACGCTCCTGGGCGAGGGCGGCATGACGGCCGGCGCGGCGGCGGCGACGCAGGTCACCTACACCGGCACCGGGACGCGCGCGATCGACGCGCGGTCGTCGTTCGGGTTCTGGCTTCGAGACCTCATGCTGCTCTACAACCAGGCGGGCTTCGGCGGGACGCTGGTCGACTTCTCGCACTCCATCGTCCAGGACGCCGCCTACGGCGGCATCGAGCGCGTCTACCTCGGCGGCGCCGGCGTCCGCGCCGCCGGGCGGCTCGTGGACCTCGACAAGGCGATCATCATGCGCTTCCGCGACATGGTCTTCGCGGGCGCCGCCGATGCGGTGCGGGGGATGGCGGCGGCGGGCTCCTACTCCAACGTCGTGACGTTCGATAACTGCGCGTTCAAGGGGCAGACCAGCGTGCACTGCCGCAACGCCGCGGAGACCTGGCTGTTCATGGGATGCACGTTCGAGAACCTCGTCACGAGCGGCGGGGTGGCCGCCGGCGCCGGCGCGCTGTCGTTCGACGCCAGCGTCGTGTCCGAGGGCGTCGCGTTCGTCGGCTGCTGGTTCGGAGACGCCGGCGCCACCGGCGACTGGATCAACTTCAACGGGCAGGGCCTCACCGTCCTAGGGTGCCACATCGGGGCAGGCGACGTCGGCGTCCGCCTGAGCCAGAGCAACATCATCGGCGTGGCGATCGTCGGCAACGACTTCGACGGGCAGAACACCGCCGGGATGGTGCTCAGCGGCACGGGGCACCGCGGGTACGTCGTCGAGGCGAACAGCATGATCGGCGGGTCGGCGCCGCTGATCGCGTGGGGCGGCACGTTCCCCGTCGGCTCGCGCGTGCAGGACCCCTCCAACGCCGGCGGAGCGTTCGTGCACAGCAGCGAGGTGCCGGTGATGACGACGACGGTCAACGACGGCGCGTTCCCGTTCGTGCCGGTCAACGGCATGGGCCCGATCATCGAGGACATCGCCGGGGTCCAGAAGGTCTGCTACCGCGTCGGCGGGACGTGGCGCAAGGCGACTCTGACGTGAGCGTGGATGGGCGTAAGCCCGATCGACATCGGGATCATCTAGGCACCGATGGCTGACCCGATCCCGCACCTCGCGTTCCCGCTGCGCTTCGTGGACGGCGTCGCCGTCGAGGTGCAGCAGGACTCAGCCGACCACATGCGCGACCGCATCCACGTGACGTGCCGCACGCTGCTCGGCGACCGCCTCGACGACCCGACGTTCGGGATCCCCTCCGAGGTCCTGCGCGTCGTCCGCGCCGACCTCGACGTGCTCGCCGCCGCGATCGAGCAGTCCGAGCCTGACATCGCTGTCACGCTCACGCGCGCCACGCCGGGACGACCCGAACCGCTCGGGTTTCGCCTGCCAAGCTCCCGCGACGACATCCGCGTCGCCGTCGAGGAGCCGACGTAGTGCGCGAGCCGGCGCGACGCTACATCGTCCTGATCCAGGCGCCGGGCGGCTACCCCGCGCCGACCGAGCCTCGCGGCCCGGCTCCTGAGCCGCCGCACCCCACGCTGCACACCGGGGTCCTGGCGACGGACTACGAATCCCTCGAGGCCGAGCTCGCCGAGGCGCACGCCGAGATCGCGCGGCTGAGAGCGAGGCTCGGTGCCTGAGCCGATCACCGTCCCGATCAAGACCGACCCCGCCGACCTCGAGGCGATCGGGTTCGACTACATGGAGTCGGCGGTCCCGGGGTGGAACCGGGCGCGCGGCGATCAGTCGTCGCAGATCATCGCGGGGTGCGCGCGGATCATCGCCGAGGGCCGCGACACCGCGTCCGACGTGCCGACCTCGATCATCCGGTACATCGGCCGATGGGTCGACGGGCTCGCGGCGATCAACGCCACGTCGGCGCAGACGACGGCGACGGTCACCGCGCTGGACAACGCCGGCTACGCGATCCCCGAGGGCACCCGGTTCCTGATTCACCGCACCGGCGACGAGGGCGAGGTGTTCCTCGCCACGTCCACCGTCACGATCCCGGTTGGATCCACGACGACGGCCGCCGGAGCGCTCGGACTCGTCGCCGAGACGCCGGGCGCGGCTGGATCGGGCATCGCCATCACCGCCGAGGTCGAGCCCGCCGAGGCGCTGTCGTGGATCGCTACCGTCGCGCTGACGGCCGCGACGACGGGAGGGATCGACGGCGAGACCGACGACGAGTACCTCGCCCGGTGGGTCGCGCTGCGCGAGCTCGCGCACACGTCGCCGACGCGCGCCGCTGACTCCGCCGCGCTGCTGCTCGCGACCGTGTCAGGCATCGACCGGGCGCTCGCGCTGGACGGCTACGACCCCGTCGCCGGCACGTCGAACAACGAGAAGTACGTCACCGTCGCGGTCGCCGACGCCAACGGCGAGCCCGTCGCCGGCGCCGTGAAGACCGCGGCGCAGACGCTGCTCGAGTCCAAGCGCCTGCTGAACTCCGTCGCCCCGGTCATCGACGCCAGCTACACGACGATCGACGTCGCCGCGGCGTTCACCGTGCACACCGGGTTCGACCCCGACGGCGTCGAGGTGGCCGCGCTCGCCGCGCTCGCGTCGTACCTGTCGCCCGCGACGTTCAGCACCCCGTACAACGCCGACGAGCCGTCGTGGGTCCTCAAGACGCACGTGCGCTACCTCGAGGTCGCGGCGGTCCTGGATCGCGTCGAGGGGCTCGACGAGATCACGTCGCTGACGCTCGCTCGCGTGCGGCAGGTGACCGGCGTCGCCGCGACGGACGTGCTCACGTCGACCGCGCACGGCTACGTCCTGGACGACCCCGTCGTGTTCGCCGCGATCACCGGCGGCGCGCCGCTCGTCGCCGGCACGACGTACTTCGCGCGCGACATCACGACCAACACGTTCAAGGTCGCCGCCACGGCCGGCGGCGCGGCGATCAACATCACGACGGACCTCACGGCCGGGACGGTCCGCAGCCTGCAGGCCGAGGACGTCGCGCTCCTGGGCCCGGCGCCGCTCACGCGCCCGGGCACGCTGACGGCGGTAGGCACGTGAGCCCGGTCCCCCCGCTAGGCAGCGTCGGCGCGGAGCTCTACGACGCGAACCACGCGCTCGCCTACGCCGACGAGCTCAACGACTACGCCCTCGCGACGCTCTGCGAGGCGATCGGCCGGATGTGGCAGGAGATCGCCGACCTCGCCGAGGACCGCGACGGCCGACCCGGCTGGGCGGTGCTCGTGGACGTCGACACGGCGCCCGCGAACGCGCTGCCGTGGCTCGCGCAGATCCCCGGCGTGCAGCTCACGCGAGGCATCACCGAGGCGCAGCAGCGCGACGAGATCCGCATGCGATCGGGGGAGGCGCGCTGCCGGCCCGCGAGCATGCGCGCCGCCGCCGAGGCGACGATGACGGGGAGCCCGCCATCCGTCCGCATCCTCGAGCGCACCACTAGCGCGTGGACGCTGACCGTCATCACCCGCACGGCCGAGACGCCGGATCCTGCCGCGACGCTCGCCGCGCTCATGTCGCAGAAGGTCGGCGGCGACATCCTGACGCACGTCGTGTCAGACGCCGCGTTGATCGACGAGGGCACGCGCACGATCAACGCCTCCGCAAGCACGATCAACGCCGCGACGCTCGCGGACATCACCTAGGGGAGGGATCACATGGCGACCTTCACGACGACCGCGAAACACGCGCTGCGCTGGCTCACCGGCGCGAACCTCGTAAGCGACATCGACCTCGGATTCCAGGCGCTCGCCGAGGATGTCGACGGCAAGATGGCCATCGTCGACTCCGGCAGCGTCGGGAGCCTTCCGACATCCTCGCCGGGAACGCCCGGGAAGCTCGGTCGGCTCTACCGCGCGACGGACACCGGACAGCTGTTCTTCGACTACGGCACCGGCTGGATCGACATCCCCGCCAGGCAGACCCCGGTCGCGGCGTTCCCGACGAGCAACCTCTACGACGGCCTCGAGGTACTCCTGCTGACCAGCGCGATGATCGCCGCCGGGGTCCCAGCGTCACGGTTTCGCTACCGCCAGGCCGCATCCACGCTGAAGTGGGAGGAGCAGGGCGCAGCCCCGTGGTTTCAGAGCTGGGCCGGCACGAGCGCCGGGTTCGCATCGACGTCGTACGGGCAGATCGGCGCGATATCAACGGCCGTCCAGATCACCGTCCCGTGGGTCGGGCAGTGGCTTGCACGGTGGGGGTACAAGTTCCCGACGCCGTCGAGCGGCACCCCGACGCAGCAGACGCTCGTCGTCCCGTCGTTCAGCGGCGACGCCCGCTCGCAGGCCGACAAGGATCGCGACGCGACGTCGTCGATCTGGATCGCCGGAGGCGAGTCGTCGACCCGCGACGGCCAGACCGGGCAGTGCCTCATCCAGACCGTCACCGCGAACACGAACGTCCAGATGCAGCAGCGCAATCCCGGGTCGATCGCGTGGACGCTGCAGGACCCATGGCTCGAGCTGACACCACGCCGAGTCGACGGATAACCCGATGCCCGTAACCATCGCGAACCGGCAGCTCGGCGTCGCCGTCAACGGCGTCTTCACCGCCGCGAACACCGACCCGATCCCCGGCGGCCGGCTGTGGCCCGAGGCAGCGCTGACGTGGAACGCGATGCGCGCCGCGTACGTCTCCGCCGGCGGGCACCCCGCCGACTTCATGCCGGCCGGGCCGGTGAGCTCCGCCCGGTCGCGCGCGGCGCAGGACCACTTCTGGACGCACCAGCCGCCCCCGGCGGCCAGGCCCTACACCTCAAACCACGGCTGGGGGATCGCGGTCGACGTCAAGACGCGCGCCGCCGCCGCCTGGCTGATGACGCACGGGCCCGCGTACGGGTGGAGCCACGACGAGGGCGCCCGCGTCGGCGAGTGGTGGCACTTCCGGCTGGTGGGCACCCCTCCCGCGCTGCTGCGCAAGCTCAGACGGGACCCGCTCGCCGGCTACACCGCGGCCGAGCGCCGCTGGATCACCGAGTACGACGGCGGACCGTCGCCGCCGCGGCGCCGCGCGCTCGTGCGCGTGATGACCGAGCAGCGCAAGCGCATCTACAAGCTCGCTCAGCCGCGAGCGAGAGGCGGCGACGGGAAGGGCTGGACGCGGACGCGGCGCCGGCGCTACGCCTCGCTGAAGTCGAGGACCACATGAATCATGTGATCCGCCACGCACCGACCGGAAGGGGCAGCACATGAAGGGCATCCTCAGCGGCCAGCGACCCGACCTCACGCCGGCGCAGATCGCGGCCGTCGCCGTCGCCGGCGTCCCGGCCGTGAGCAACCTGCTCGCGGCCTTCAACGCCGTGACCGTCAACGCCGCGCAGCAGGCCGCGCTCGGCGACGTGATGACGTGGGGCGGAGTCGTCGCGACGGCGCTCGTCGCCGGCGACACGGGCGTACGCGCGGCCCGCAACGCCAAGGACGCCCGCGTCGAGTCGACGGTCCTGGCGATGCCGGGCGAGCCGGCGGGCACGACGCCGGACCTCGAGCCCGAGCACGAGGACCTCATGGCCGACGACGAGCTCGTCAGCGACGAGGAGGAGTTCGCCGACCCACCGGTCGCGCACGACGACGGGATCGACGTTCACGACGCCGACGAGCCGATGCGCCCCGAGGCCGGACAGGTCCCCGTCGACCCCGACCGCGCACCATGATGATCTCCGCCGCCGGGCTGCGCGAGATCGAAGCGAGCGAGGGCTGGTCGTCGGGCCCGTACCTCGATCGCGTCGCGTCGCCGCCCGTCTGGACCGCCTACTTCGGTGAGACGAAGGGCATCGGCCCGTCGTCGCCGCGGATCACCCGCGCCGAGGGTGAGGCGCGTCTACGCAGGCGCTTCGCGGCCGACTACGCGCCCGCGCTCGACCCGTTCGTTCACCTCCACGGCTTCACCGTAAACATGTACGACGCGCTCGCGTCGTTCATATGGAACTGCGGCAAGGGCGCCGTCGCCGCCGACACGAGGGTCGGCCGGGCCCTGCGCGCCCGCCAGTGGCACGCGGCCGCCGACGCGATGCTCGAGTGGTGCAGAAACGGCGCCGGGCAGATCATCCGCGGCCTGCAGCTTCGCCGGCAGCGAGAGGTCGCGATGTTCCTCAAGCAGGCCGACCCGCTCGCCGGCTACCGAGACGACGAGCGCCGCTGGATCCGCGAGTACGACGCGCTCAAGCGCGCCGGCCGCGGCGCCGACCGACGCGAGGTGCTGCGCCGCGTGATGATGAAGCGCCGCAAGACGATCTGGGCGGCCGCGCGGAAGAGCGGGTGGGACGTCGCCGAGCGCCGAGCGCGCTACGCGAGCCTTCGCGCGCGCACTACGTGACGCGCCGCACACACGACTGAACGCCGGTGCGCTGCGGTACCCTGACGAGCAGGCGACACCGCTCATCCGCCGCTGGACGCTGTCCGTCGGTGCAAGGGGTTGCCTTGGGATGAGCCCTCCGTTCGCCAGCCGCGCCGCTTCTCCCCTCCGCCCGAATCCGAGCACAGTCGAGGCGGAGGGGTAGCGTCGCCTCCTCCGTCCGCGCTACTGTCTGAGGCGGCAACCCCAACCACGGAGGATGAGCATGGCCGAGAAGCCTCGAGCACAGCGCGCGTCAAAGCCGAAGGCGCCGGCGCGCAAGCCCCGCACGCAGCGCGCGGCGACGCCGTCGCGCAGCACGCCGCGACGCCCGAGCCAAGGCCGCCAAGACCCGCCGATCCCCGCCGACCTCATCGCCCACTTCGGCGGGCAGCAGATGGTCGACCTCATCGTCTCCGAGTGCGTCCCCGACGACGCCGGTGCCGCGGATGTGCTGCGGCTGCTGCTCGAGGGGCGCCGGCTGCAGGCCGACCCGCTGCGCGGCGACGTGTTCCTCAAGCGTGAGGGATCGCGCGACGGCGCGGGCCTCGGGTACTCGGTCGTCGCGAAGCTCAAGGCGCTGCTGCGCCACGCCGAGCGCCAGACCGATTTTCTCGGCCACGACGAGGGGGCGATCTTCAAGGACGACCTGTTCCGCAAGGGCAAGCCCGACGCGACCGCCGCGACGCTCGCCGAGCGCGCCGGGATCACGCACGAGTCCGGGATGCCCGGCAGCCGCGGCGACCTCGTCGGCGCGTGGTGCGTCGCGGAGATGCGCGGCAAGCCGCCGACGATCCGCGTCCTCGACGTCGAGCACTACCTCGGTAGCAAGCAGGAGCGCGCCGCGCTGGACCCCGACGACGTCCGCGCGCGCTACCCCGACGGGTGCATGATCGCGGCGGCGATGTGCAACGCGCTGCGCGTCGCAACGAGCCTCAACGACGTGGTCGGCGCCGACGAGGTGAACCGCCGGCCCGACCCGCTACCGGATCTCAGCGAGCCCGTCGCCCCGGCGATCTTCGAGGAGGGGCCCGTGGATGACATCGACACCCGCATCCTGGACGCCTACCGCCAGGCGCAGGCGCTCGACGTGATGCTCTGGCCGCCGGCGAAGCTGAGCGCGCACCTGGCGAGCGCGAAGGTCGCCGAGGACGGCACGCAGGCGTCGGCGGAGATCCACGCCGCCGCGCGCGCCCGGATCGCCGCGGAGATCGAGCACGACGTGCAGCTCGAGCAGGCGCGCCGCCGCGACCCCGTCGCCAACGCCAAGCGCCTCAAGCAGCTGCGGGAGTTCGACCCCGACGGCCTCGACGACGCCGAGCGACGCGAGTACGACACCGAGCTCGCCGCGCTCGAGGCCGACGAGCGCGAGCACGCGCCCGCCACGACGTAGCCTGCACGCGTGGCAACCCCCGCCCTCGTCGCGCCCCCGGCGACACCGCACGTCCCCTACCCGATCGCCCTGGCGCACTTCCCCGTTCTGCGCCAGTCGATGCTCGCGACGTTCGCCGACTGCCAGCTGCAGGCCGGCTTCGACCTGCGGATGTCGATCACGCGGCCCGGGACGCAGACGCTGCATACCAGCGGCTACACGACGCACCGCCAGGCCGCAGGGCGGCTCATCCACTCCACGCTCGGCCGATCGATCCGGCACATGCGCGAGAAGCGCCAGGAGTTCATCGCGCCGGAGACCGTCATCGACTTCTGGGATCTCGAGCTGCGGCAGGCGGAGGTCCCCGTCGGCGAGACGTTCGCGCTGCCAGCGCACGAGGACGCGCTCGCGCGCCGAACGCTGCACAAGTGGGCGAAGGACAACCTGATCACGATCGCCGAGCTGTACGGCATCGAGGAGCGCCTCGCCGCGACGATCCGCTACCCCGACGGTGCGGGCGGGTTCGTCGAGCGGGTCCTGACCGGGCAGCTCGACCTCCTGCTCATCGACCCCTCTGGGGCGCACGCGACCGTGCCCGACTGGAAGGACACGTGGAAGCTGCCGACGAAGAAGGGGTCCGAGGATGAGGTGGACGACGACGAGGAGGACGGCGACGACGCGCTCAGCCAGGAGGGCTACTTCCAGCAGCAGTTCTACGCGCTGCTGATCTTCCTCTCGCCGCAGTTCCGCGGCGTGCAGTCGGTGACGCTGCGCGAGTTCTACATCCGACGCTCGAGGCCTCGCGAGGCGACGATCTGGCGCCACAAGCTGCCCGACCTCCTGGGGTACTTCTCGGCGACGGCCGAGCGCTTCGACCGCTGCTACGAGGCCGCCGTCGTCACGCGCCGCGGCCGGATCCGTCGGCGCGTGCTCTCGACGCCGGCGCAGTGGGGCGAGCCGTCGCCGGGCGCGCACTGCAGCTACTGCCCCGGCGCGCAGGACTGCCCCGTCGACAAGGACGCGCGCGAGGGCGGCGCGATCAACACGCCTGCGGAGGCCGAGACGGTCGCGGGGGTGCTCATCCGAGCCAAGCGCGTGGTCAAGCAGACCGAGGCGAGCCTGCGGACGTGGGCCGACCGAGAGGGCCCGGTCCGCGTCCGCGACGCCAAGCGCGACCGGTTCTTCGGGTACGTCGAGACCGAGCGCGTCGAGCGGCCCACAAAGGCGCAGGTCAGCGCCGCGATGCTCGCCGGCCGCGACCCACGCAAGCTCTACAAGCGGCGCGTGTCGACGGCGTTCCGCGACTACAGCCCCGACGCCGACGTGACGCGCGGCCTCGACGACGCCGACGTCGTCGAGATGTTCGAGCGCGCGGCGGCGCTCGCGGCCGCCGAGACCGAGCGGCGCCGACCGAGGTCGCGGGCGTGACGCTGCAGCGAAACGGCCGGCTCACGTACGACCCGCAGAAGGCCGCTGAGCGCCGCGCACGCCGCGAGGCCCGCAGGGCAGCCGAACCCCCGCGCCCCGAGGACATCGCCCGGCAGGAGCGCCGCACGGCGCGTCAGGCGCCCCAATCTCCGGCGGAGCGCCGAGCCAGCAGCGACTGGCACCGCGCCGTCGTCGCCGGCGGCTGCGCGATGTGCCGGCGGTTCCCGCCGGACCCGCAGACCTACCGCGACAGGCAGATCGACATCGACTGGATCCAAGCGCACCACCTCATCGAGCAGCAGTGGCTCAAGCGGTGGGCGCCCGACTACCGGTGGGACGTGCGGATAGGCCTCGGCGTGTGCCGCTGGCATCACGGCCGGCACACCGACGCGGTGCAGCGCATCCCGCGCTCGCTGATCCCGGCCGCCGCGTTCGCGTGCGCCGACGAGATCGACGAGGGGACCGGCGCGCACCCCGCGCGCTGCCTGCTCGAGGACGCAGACGTCTACCCGCTCGACGCATGAGCGGCAGAAGTCGTCGCACGAAGCGGGGATCAGGGGCCCGCCCCCGCCCGCAGCGTGCTACGAGACACACCGGACCGGTCGCGCCCCGGGGACGCGGCCGGACACCCAATCCAATCCTCCCCGGTTGGAGGTCGTATGTCAGAAGACGCACAGTCGATCCGCGAGATGGCGGAAGGTGAGGCGGCGGACGCCGCCGCCGAGATGTTCCCCCTCGGGACGCTCGAGGGCGACGATGTCCAGCTCGGCAACCTCGTCAAGGGCGACCACACGTTCAAGATCACCGTGTCGATGAACGGCACGTCGGAGATCCACTCGCCTGGTGACACCGGTCTGTTCGACCCGTCCAAGGAGCACATGCTGCTCGTCACCGTCGAGGAGGCCAGCCTCGAACTCGTGCCCGACCGCGAGGGCGATCGCGTGCAGGGCAAGTCGATCATCGGGTGGAAGGGTCGCCAGAAGCTGCGGCCGATCTACTGCGAGAAGGTCAAGGGCGAGGCCGGCGTGATCGAGTCGCAGTTCGCCGCGCTGCTCGCCGCCAACGAAGGCGAGGCCGCCGCGCTGCTCGACCGGCTGCGTGCGCGCGCCGAGAGGGCGCTCGGCGTCACCGCCTGACCACGGAAAGCACGAAGGGGTGGCCTGTGGCGGGCCACCCCTTCGCCGGAGACACATCTATGACGACGCCCGCGGGACTGTACGCAGCCCGTCGGCGGAAAGGTAGGACACCGATGGCGGAGAACACCTACGCGGTGCAGTGCGCCTGCAGCTGGCGCGCGACGCTGAGCGCGACCGAGCGCCGCGCCGCGCTCGAGCTCGCCGACGAGCTCGCCGAAGCGCACCTGAGAGACTCGCCGGCGTGCGATGAGCCGTGGGTCGAGAAGACGACCCGCGAGGCGCTGCCCCGCACAACGCGGCCGGTGCCGGCGTGAATCTCGTTGATTGGGCGCTCGTGCAAGACCTGAGCGCCACGAAGAAACTTCTGCTCGTCGCGCTCGCATGGATCTCCGACGACCAGGGCGTCACCTTCAAGAGCCAGAAGGTCATCGGCGGGCGCATCGGGAAGGACCCGCGGTGGGTCCGCGAGCACCTCCCGGCGCTGGCCGCTGACGGCCTCGTGACGCGCTACCGACGCCATCGCCTGAACGGGTCGAGGACGAGCGATCTGCTCGTGCTCAACTGGCCGCGAACCGAGCCGCTCGACCTCGACGCCTACTCGGGAATCATCGGAGAACGCGAGGTCGGCGACCTCGAACCTAGCGGCGGAAACCCGCCGGGGGGTCTACCGGCGGAAATCGGTCAACCTAGCGGCGGAAACCCGCCGGCCCAGAGTCAACCTGTGGAATCACCTGCCAACGGCAAGAAGGAAACCGCGCGCGAGGACGCCTTCCCCGATGAGCTGCCGGCGCACCTGCACGACGTCGCCGTGCAGGCCGGGAAAATCCTCAAGCGGGCGGCGCTTGAGCGACGCCAGAAGCGGGTGGTGACACGCGCCGCGGTCGGGCACGCCGTGCTGACGTTCGCCGATCGAGACCACGTCACCGTGGCGCGCAACGTCGAGGCGTGGGTCTTGCACGGCAAGGGCGCGACGCAGTCGTGCGCCGACATCGTCGCGCGGTACCGCCGGTTCCTCGAGGGCGCCGAGCCGATGGCCGGGCCACCGTTGCCGGCCGGTGCGATGCGACACTCTGCGGCAGGTTCGTCCACCGGATCGTCCAGACTTCGGAGCATGGCCGCAGAGCTCCGAGGTGAACCACAGTGACCGCCGCACCGACCGCAGCAGACCGCGAGCGCCTCGCCGCCGCGCTCGAGATAGTCGCCCTCGTCGAGGACAGCTTCCCGAGCTCGCGGTTCAACGACGAGCATCGCCGGCAGTACGCGACCGACGTCGCGACGCTGGACCCCGCCGAGGCCGCGGCCGCCGTCGAGGTCCTCAAGCGCTCCGGACGTGAGTTCGCGCCGCCGGCCGGCGACGTCGTCCGCGAGGTCGCTCGGCTGCAGGTCGGGGCGCCGGATTGGGCCGACGTCAAGCGGTCGCTGATCCTGCGCCAGGACGCCATCGAGCGGGCCCGCAGCGAGGCGACCGCGTGGGAGTGCCCGTACGGGGAGTGCGACGGCACGGGGTTCGCGGGGTTCGACGATCCAACCTCGAGGGACGCGAGTCCGTGCCGCTGTCGCCCCGAGATGCTCGCCGCGCGCCGCGCCGCCGACGAGCTGCACCCGCTCGTGCGGGAGTTCATTGAGGAGGGCTTCGTCACGTGGGGCGAGATCGACACCGTCGGGCAGGGCGGCCGCGACGCCGCGACGATCGAGTCGCAGATGCGCGTCAAGTGGCAGACGTTCGCCACGCGCGCCGTCGAGTCGCGCGCCATCGCCATGATCGCCGGCCCACCGACGCTTCGCCGCCTCGAGCAGGCCAGGGCCGAGGATGGGCCTCGACGCCGCCACGACGCAAAGCACCTCGGCGCCGCGGTCGACGCCGTCATCGGCGCGCTGCCGCGAGCGAGCTGACCCGTGACGACGCTGCAGTTCTGGCCGGCGGGCGCACCGACGATCGCGCGGTGTCACTGCGGCGGGGACCTCAAGCTCGTCGAGGACCCCGGGCCCAAGGTCCCCGTCGAGGCGCAGTGCGTGGTCTGCCTCGAGCTCACCGGTCTCCCGCACGGCGCCGTCGAGGAGACGAAGATCACGCCCGGCTCGCCCGAGGACTTCGGGTTCTAGTGCGGACCATCGACCTCGTATCCAGGCAGCATCCGCGCCACCTCCTGATCATGGCCGCCGTGATGTCGACGTGGATGCGTCAGCGCGGCGACCAGGCGATCAGGCGCGCCATCGCCGCGAGCGCCCCGACATGGCGGCCGCAGGGCTGATGGCCCGCTACCGCGAGGCGATGATGTGCCCGTTCTGCCGCCGAGAGGAGCCGCTGAGCGTAACCGCGATGTGCGGCGGATCGTTCCTCGACGCAGACCACCCAAGCACCGTTCGGATGATCCTCGTCGAGTTCGACGACGACGGGACGCTGCTGCCCGAGCACGAGGAGCGGCTGAGCGAGTCGCGGGCGAGCTACCGGAGTGGCTGACATCCTGACGCTGCCGGGCATAGAGGTCCCGCCGCTGTCGTGCCGGCTGACCGAGAACGTCTGGGGCCTCGACGTCTCGACGAGGCGGATCGCGGTCGGCGTCGTGCAGGGCCACGGCCCCGACCGGCAGCCCGAGGTCGGATGGTTCTCCCACGAGATCGAGCAGCACGCCGGCGATCCCGCGCGACGCCTCGCACGGCTGCTCGAGACGCTCCCGCCGTTCCTGCAGCGCATGGGCGACGTCGCGCCGCCCGCCGGCGTCCTCGTCGAGCAGCCCTACGGACAGGGCAAAGCGCGGCCTCACCCGCAGAGCTACTACGTCGTCGCTATCGCGCTGGCGCTGCTCGGCCAGGCCTTCCCCGCGGCCCGCATCGACGTCGTCGAGCCGACGAGCTGGAAGTGCGACGCGCTCGGCGCCGGCAGGGGCTTCGCGAAGAAGCCCGCGATCCTCGCCTGGGCGCGCGAGACGCTCTGGTACCCCGGCGACTGCCGCAAGTGTCACGGCGAGGGCAAGGGGCCCTGCGACGAGGCCGCTCGAGCGCACGACGAAGCGGACTGTCTCGGCGTCGCTACGTGCGCCGCTATCCGGTGGTCACGCGACCGTAAGCTGCGCTAACCTTTGCGGCACGAACCCCCGACCGAGGAGAACACCCTCCGATGGAACTCGCCCCGATCCTGACCGCCGCCGGCATCGCTGCGATCGCCTGCCTCGCGGTCCCGCGCGCCCGCATGATCCGCAGCCGTCGGCGCGCACGGCGCCGGGGGGGATTCGTCGTATGAGGACCGACACGCTCACAGAGGCCCTCGCCGTCGTCGTCAGCGGCGACGCGCCCGAGCCCACGGAGGTCGAGGCGCTCCGCGAGGCTCTCGCTCTGCTGCGCGACGGCGCCGCGGTCCTGCGTCCCGAGGACCTCTTCGGGCCCGCGCAGGCCGCGGAATTCCTCGGCGTCAACCGCACGACCGTGTCGCGATGGAAGCGCGAGGGCATCATGCCGCCGGCGTGGCAGGACCTCGGCAGCGCCGGCACATGGACGCTCTGGACGCGCGACGTGCTCGAGGCGTTCAAGGAGCAGAGACTGCGGGACACCGAGCCGGCGTCGGTGTAAGGTCTCGCTCGGCGGCCGACTCCTCCCCCTAGACCAGTCGGCCGCGCAGCGACGACCTCCGCGTCGCAGAGCCGCCTCGCATCGGACGGGGCGGCTCTGTTCGTTCTACGGGCAGGTGAAGTTCCCGTCGCCGTCGGGGTCCGTCGCGACGCCCGGCGTCAGGCCGCCGCCGAGCCCGTTGGGGCACGCCGTCTCGATCGACAGCACGACCGTGCCCGGCGCACCAGGCTGCCCGGTATCGCCCTTCTCGCCCTTCTCCCCCGGGTCGCCCTTCTCGCCTCGAGGTCCCTGCATGCCGGGCGGCGGTCGCCGAGGCGGCTCGTCGGGCGGGGGGCGGTCTCCCGGGCGGTCGGGTCGCTGATCCGGTGGTCGCGTCGGTGGCCTCGCGGGAGCTGGCGGGGGGCTGGTCCCCGCGTCCCCGGGGTCCCCCTTGTCGCCCTTCGCGCCCTGCACGCCCTGCGTTCCCGGTAGCCCCTGCGGCCCGCGCGGCCCGGTCGCGCCGGTATCGCCCTTCTCGCCCTCGTCGCCCTTGAGACCGATGGGACCCGTGGCGCCCGTCGCGCCTCGGCGGCCAGACGCGCCGGGCTTGCCAGGCGCGGTCACCTGGGTTTCGATCTGACGCAGGCATCGATCGCGAGATCGGGTCTGCGAGCGCGTCGTGCGCAGGCACGCGATCGTGTCGGCGGTCTGGCCCTGGGCGTTCGCGCTCTGCTCCTGCGCGGCGTTCGCCCTGTCGTTCGCCCTCAGCGCGTTGCAGCCGTTGATCGCGACGCCGGCGCCGACGATGACCATGCAGAACAGGACGCCGATGCCGAGGATCTTTATGTAGGCGTGAGCCCTGGCGATCGACGCGCCGAGCATCTTGACCGCATCGCGGATGTCGCTGCCGTTCGTGCTCATCGGTCCCTCACCTGCTCAAGCGTCGTTTGCAAAGTGTCCACCTTCTCGGTCAGGCTCGACACCTCGGCCGTCAGCGACTCGACTTGCACACGCATCCGCTCGCGCTCCGCGGTCGCCTCGTCTCGCTCGGCCTTCGCCGCGTCTCGCTCGGCCTTGGCGGCGTCACGCTCGATCTTCGCGGCGGAGAGCTGCTCCTCGGTCTGCGTGAGCGTTCGCTGCAGCTTCTCGTAGACGCCCATCGCGTCGGCCAGGACCTGGCTCTGCTGCTTGACGTGCTCGCCCTCATCGGTCCGCTTGTACCGGAGCACGAACGCGATCGCGCCGCCGACCATCCCGCCGACCGAGACCGCCGCCCCGATCAGTATCCCGATGCTGCTCGACACCGCCGCGATGACCGAGACGACCATGGACGCAGACGCTACCGCCGCCCGTTGCGTGCACCCACACGCACCATCCGACGGGGTAGCCTGCGACGACCCCGTCCGCTACACTCTGCGGCGCAACCCCTACGGCTACGGAGGCCACCGCCATGCGCGCAGTAACCAGGACCACGCTCGTACTCGGCGAGCTGCTCAAGATCCCCGTCGGCATCGCCGCCGCGACCGGCTCGACCGACGTCAGGTTCGACACCGCCTTTCCCGACGGCACGTCGCGCGTGCAGCAGTACGCGCACCCCGAGCGCGTCCGCAAGCTCTACGAGGCGAAGGACCCCGAGGCCACGACCGTCGAGGACCTCGAGGTCGTCGAGGTGCCCGAGGTCATCGCGGAGGCCGTGAAGGGCGTCCGCGTCGGCGACGACTTCCGCGTCGTCCCGCAGTCGGAGATCGACTACGCGCACGCCGCGACGCATCTCGACACCGTCGACCTGCTCGAGTTCATCGACTACCGCCTCGTGCCGACCGACCGCCTGACGGGCACCTTCTACGTGCAGCCCGACCCCGGCTTCGACCGCCCCATGCGCACGATCATGCGCGCGCTGCGCGACGAGAAGGCCGCGATGCTCGTCAAGTTCTCCGTCCGGAGCCGGCAGCGCTTCGGCGTCATCCGCGTGCGCAAGGACGACTCGACCGGCCAGGACGTCTTCGTCCTCAACGGCATCGTCTTCGCCGCCGACATGCGCAAGCCCGACGCGCGCGTCCTCGCGCCCGCCCAGACGAAGGCCGTCGACCAGAACGCCGAGGACAGCGCCGTCGCCGCCGCACGACAGATCATCCGGTCGCTGCGCGGCACCGGCGAGGCGCTCGAGACCGCCGAGGACGACCTGCCGCGCCTGCTGACCGAGATCGTCGAGCGCGCCCACGACGGCCTCTACGACGATCCCGCGCGCGTCCTCGAGCTCGCCTCGCACTACCGCGGGCAGGACCTCGTCGAGCGCGCCGACCAGCTCGTCGCGTGGGCCGAGCGTCGCTGGCCGGACCTGGCCGAGCGTCACGAGGAGGTGCAGCGCGTCATCGCCGAGGGCGGCGACGGCGTCGGCGAGAAGCTCGCCGCGATCGTCGGCTGACGATGGCGCTGCTCATGCTGGGCCTGCGCTGCCTGGCGCAGGAGTGCTGCAGCCCGTGGGTCTCGACCGTCCACGCGATGCGCACCCGCACGACCCGCTGCCCGTTCTGCGGGTCGTGCAGGTGGGAGGTCGTCAACCGCGATGCCTAGAGGACCCCTCACCTGCGACGGCGGCCCGCTCGACGGGTTCGCCGTCACACCGACCGCCGGGAAGTACACGTGGGTCTCGCGCAAGCTGACCACCGACGCCGGCGTCCTGCGCCCGCTGCTCGGGCAACGCCCCGTGTTCTCCGTCGGCGGCACGACCGCGTCGGAACCACGCAGCGGCTGCGCGCTGTACGAGCACACCGGCGGGCGCCTCGTCTACGCCGGTCACCGCGTCTACCTGTGCTCCTGCGGCGCCTACCACGGCAAGGCCGAGGGTGGCCGCGAGAAGCGTCCCTGCGCGCTCGGCGGGACATGATGGACTCCTGCGACCGCGTCGAGATCCTCTGGGCCGGCGGCGTCACGAAGGGCATCTACGCCGACCACCGCGACGGCGGGCGCGTCATCGTGGACGTGCCAGTCGACGGGCCCACACTCATGCGGATCAGCGAGTTCGGCACCCCGCACGCCGTGCGCGGCGGCGGCGGCGAGACGTACCCCACCCCGCTCGACCTCGAGTGGGAGCGCCTACACGACGCAGGCGAGGTAGACGACACGACCAGAGAGGTGGAGCATGAACGATGAGAGCCTCATCGATGTTCGCCGCGACCTCGAGGAATGGGCCGCGAGCGGAATCGACTCGTGCATCGGCGCGGTGAGCGAGCTGCCCGCGTCCGCGGTGTACTTCGCGCTTGCCTGCCATGGCCGCGAGTCCAACCCCGTCGGCACGTACGACACGCTCATGGCCGTCAGCGACGAGTGCGACGAGTGCCACGGCGACGGATCGCACTGCGACGACGGGCATCCCGGCAACGCCGCTGTCAGGTGTGAGCACTGCGGCGGCCACGGACGCGTCCCGAAGGGCACCGGGCAGCGCACCCGAGAGGACGAGGCCACCGGCACCCTGCAGTTCGGGCCCGCCACGACCGTCATGCACGACCCGGAACTCCTCGACCGCGCCTACCAGGAGTACACCTCGCGCGTCGGGGGGGAGCCGATCTCACGAGCGCTGTTCGAGCTCGGCGTAGAGATCGTCGCCGCCGCGGAGGTCATGTCACCACGAGAGGGAGAGGACGCGTAGATGGGTCTCAAGACGGCGATCGCCTGGACGCACAGCACCTGGAACCCCTGGCGGGGCTGCACGAAGGTCGATCCGACGTGCGCTCGGTGCTACATGTTCACGGCGCAGCGCCGGTACGGCCGCGACCCGTCCGTCGTGACGCGCTGCAGCCGGCCGGTGTTCCGCATGCCGCTGTCGCGCAAGTGGGAGGAGGTCCGCGAGCGCTGCGTCGCCGAGCACGGCCAGCACCTCGTGTTCACGTGCAGCTGGTCGGACTGGTTTCACGCAGACGCCGACGAGTGGCGCGACGAGGCGTGGGACATCATCCGCCAGACCCCAGGGTCGACGTATCAGATCCTGACGAGCCGCCCCGAGCGCATCCTCGAGCACCTCCCCGCCGATTGGGGCGACGGCTGGCCGAACGTGTGGATGGGCGTCACGATCGGCACCCGCAGCCAGGTCGACCGCGCCGACATGCTGCGCGCCGTCCCGGCTGTACGCCGGTTCATCTCCGCCGAGCCGCTGCTCGGGCCGCTACTGCACGACGCGCACGACCCGGGCGAGCCGAGCGATGACGCGATGGCCGGGGACGGCATGACGCATTGGGCCGACGACCGAGATGGACCTGAGCTACATCTCGGCGGCATCGACTGGCTGATCGCCGGCGGCGAGTCCGGCGGGCGCATCGGCAGACGCCTCGTGGATGAGGCTGGCGTCCCCGTGCCGCACAAGCTGGGGTGGATCCGTGACCTCCGCGACGCGTGCACCACGCGGGACTGGTGCTGCGAGTGCGGCGATCTGAACCGCTACCACGAGGTGTTCTGCTACCGCTGCGGAGCCGGGCACCCCGAGGAGCAGGAGGGCGGCACCGCGTTCTTCTTCAAGCAGTGGGGAGGCGCGAACTCGACGTCGCACGGCCGCGAGCTCGACGGCCGCACCTGGGACGAGATCCCCACGCCGACCGCGCATCTGCTGGCCACCTGAGACGGATCGCATCCGCCGGGTTGCGCTACACTGTGTTGCGCAACCCCTCGCAATCCTGACCGGAGGTCCGACGTGCCGAACCCGACCGATCCGCCCCGCGTCCCGGGCTGGGAGCGCGTGCTCAACGCGTTCATGGCGGCGCCCGACCGCACCCTCACCAACGTGCAGCTCGGGCAGGTCCCGGGCGTCCAGGCGTTCCACCAGCGCATCCAGGACATGCGTCGCTACGGCTACATCGTGACCGACGGCGTGCTCCTCAAGAAGGGCCGCTACGCCTACACCCTGCTCGGCGTGCGCGCCGGCATGAACCACCGCCCCGACGGCAAGGCGCACCCACAAGCCGCGGGGCCCGTCATCGCCGAGGCCGACATCGTGCCCAGGATGCTCGCCGCCGTCGAGAAGATCTGGGCCAACGCCAAGGACCTCGCCAAGCTGGAGGGCACCCCCGCGCTGCCCGCGCAGAACACGCCGCGCGCCGTCCGCGACGCCGTAGAGATGCTGCAGCAGACCCTCGGCGACCACACCGCCGACTGGCCGACGGCGGACCGCGACGACCTGCTCGCGCTCGTGCGCAAGGTCGTCGAGCTGCGCGAGGACTCCCGCGAGGTCGTCGCCGAGATGAGCCGGCAGCTCGCCGAGGTCCAGGCCGACCGCGACGCGCTGCGCGCCGCGGCGTCGCCGGGCGCGGCGCTCATGCGCAGGGCGCTTGAGTGGTCCGAGCAGCCGATGCACTACAAGCGGATCGCCGCATGGGTGATGGAGAACGGCGGCGACAAGCTCTACAAGGGCGCCCGGCCCGAGCAGACGATCGTGCGTCACCTCGTCAAGAGCGACAAGGACGACGGCGAGTTCGTGAAGGTCTCGTCGGGCGTGTTCGCGCTGCGCGAGTGGGAAGGCCGCGCCGACGAGTTCGGAAACCCACTGCTCGAGCTGGAAGCGCTCCGATGACGGGCGTGCTCCTCGCAGCGCCCGCGCAGATCCCGACCGTCGTCGAGGTCTGGCACGGCGGCATCCCGAACGACGCGCCGCGTCTCCCGCTGTGCACGCGCGGCGACTGCCACGCGCTCGGCGGGCACTCGCACACGGTACGGATCAGCGATCACCCGTTCAGCGTCCGATGGGACGGCTGGATCAGGCATCACATGAGCAGCACGCCGGCGCTCGTCGTGCACGTCGTACCTGGGCGCCTCGGCCGACAGGACGCGCCGAGCATCCCGCCGCCCGACGACTTCGCCGACGCGTGCGGCTGCGGCATCGGGACCGACCCCGAATCGGAAGAGCGCGGGGTGACGTCTTGACGGCCTCCGCGCAGGCCCTGCGCCTCGGCGAGGATCTCACGCTGCCGCTCGAGCTCGTGACGCGTCGCACGGCAGTCGTCGGTCAGACCGACACAGGGAAGACCTCGACGGCGGTCGTCGTCGTCGAGGAGGCACGCAAGGCCGGCGTGCAGGTCGTCGTCATCGACCCGTCCGGCGCATGGTGGGGCGTCACGAGTTCCGCCGACGGCAAGCGCGCCGGCCTGGACATGGTCGTCATGGGCGGCGAGCACGGCGAGATCCCGCTCAACGACTCCGCCGGCCGCGCCGTCGCGCGTCTCACGGCCGAGCACGGCGTCAGTCCCGTTCTCGACCTCGACCGACCGCACTTCCGCTCATGGGCCGCGCGACAGCGGTTCGTCGGCGATTACCTCTCCGAGCTCTACGAGGTCATCCGCGGGCACGTGCTCATCGTCATCGACGAGGCGCACCGCTTCGCGCCGCAAGCGGTCCGCGACGAGGGCGGCGACGTCGCGCGATGCCTCGGCGCCGTGGTCGACGCCGTCGCGCTCGGCCGTCGCCGCGGCATGTCGGTGCTCGTTATCACGCAGCGCCTCGCGAAGCTGCACAAGGACGTCCTCGAGCTGTGCGAGATCATGTTCGCGCACCGCCTGCGCGGCAATAACGACCTCGCGCAGCTCCGCGGCTGGGTCGAGAACGTCGGCGAGGACTGGAAGGCCATCCGCGCCGAGGTCGTCGGCCTGGAGCGCGGCGTCGCGCGCGTATCAGCGCCGACGCTCGGCATCGAGGGCGTCTTCCGCATCCGCCCCAAAGAGACGTTCGACAGCTCCCGGACCGTCGCGCCGGGCGAGTCGGCGATCGTGCCGACCGCGCACACACAGGCCGACCTCGAGGCGCTGCGCGACCTCATGGCCGACACGATCGAAGAGGCCAAGGCCGACGATCCGACGCTGCTCAAGGAGCAGATCGCCGACCTCGAGCGGGAGATCAAGCGCCTACGCGAGGACGCGGTCTCGGAGAGCGAGCTACGGGAAGCCGCCGCCGAGGTCGAGGCGGCGCAGGCCGACCGCAACCTCTCGCGCGGCGAGCTCGACGACATCGCCGCAGTCCTCGGCCTGGACCCCGGCGCGTCCGGTCGCCACGAGGAGGTGCTCGACCGCGTCCGCGAGCTGCTCGACCGACCGCCCGTCGACATCGCCAAGGTCAGCGCTGCGCACGACGACGTCGAGACGCACGTCGCCGACCTGCTCGAGGCCGCGACGGCGCTGTCGAAGAGCGTCGGGGGCCTCGGCGCGGAGATCGCGGCGCTCCCACGCGCCGACGAGGAGGCACGCCGCCCGCCGCCGCCGCGCCGGCGCGAGCCGACCGAAGAGCTGCCGCGGGTCAAGCGTGACCCGTCGCCGGCGAGAGCCGCGACATCGAACGGCACCGGGCCCGACCTCGTCGCCGGCGCGCGCCGCATCGTCGAGGCGCTCGCGCGCTACGGGTCGCTCACGCGGCACGAGCTGCAGACGCTCGCGAACACCTACGGCGGGTCGATGCGCACGAACCTCTCGACGCTCAAGACCGCCGGGCTCGTCGAGGAGACCGACGGGCGCGCCGCGCTCACGCACAAGGGCGACGTCTACGCCGACCGCGAGATGGGCCTGCAGGACGCCGTCGGCGTGCCCTGGACACGCGACGAGATCATCGCGAAGCACATCGGCAAGCTCGTCGCCGGGCAGCGCCGCGTCCTCGACGTCGTGCTGCGCTCCGGGCCCGCCGGCAAGGGCTTCACCCGCGCCGAACTCGAGCGGCTCGCGGACTCCCGCGGCGGCAGCTTCCGCACGAACCTGAGCAAGCTCAAGACGCTCGGGCTCGTCGAGGAGCGCAGCCGGCGCGTGCACCCCGCCTACCTGCTGTACGCCGACAAGATCGCGGAGCGCCGGCCATGACGGAGCCAAACCCGCTGCGGCTGTGGCTCGTCACGACGGCCGATCCCGGCGGCGGACCAACGCAGATCGGGCACGCCGCGTTCCTCGAGGCGCCCGACGAGGAGGAGGCGATCACGGACGCCGCGCACCTCTTCCTCGACGAGACCGATCACGACGCATGCACGCTCAGCGACGTCGTCGTGCTCGGGCCGTTCGACGAGCTGCCGCCGCGCTGGCGCATCGTGCTCGGCGCCGAGCCCGTGCCGAAGCGCCTGTGGTGCTGCGGCGGCATGCCGCACATGGACCGACCCGGCTCGACCGACGAGCACGCCGCGAACTGTAAGGAGGCCAACCCCCGATGATCTCGAGTCCCGAATGGTGGCCGCACGACGACGAGCCATACCTGCTAGTCGATACCCCCGACGAAGGGATGATCGAGACGCACGCCTACGCCCCGGTCCGTCTCATCGAGGGCGACGACTACGCCGAGATCCGTGCGACCGGCGGGCTTGAGGCCGCCGCACGAGCGGCCGTCGAGCACCTCGACCGCTACGGCACGATCGTGCCGGACGACGTCAAGCTCGTGCTGACCGACGAGCGGGAGTGGTGGCGACCTCTCGCCACGCTGACCGGCGACGGCGAGTGGCTCATCGACAGCACCGGCGACGAGGACCTCGACGACGAGAACGGCGCCGGCATGCGATGCGAGTTCTGCCCGTGGGAGCCGTGCAAGCCCGATGCGCCCGGCGCCGTCGAGTTCTACGTCCTAGAGGCCGCGGAGAAGTGATGCGCAAGCCGACCCTCGACGAGGTCACGCGCCTCGCCGAGCTGCTGCCGGACCTCATCGCCACGGCGGCGAGCGCGAACGACTTCGTGCACAGCTACCTCGAGGTCGACCCGACCGTGTCACCGGACGCGCACGAGCTCACGAAGCTCGGGGTGTGCTTCCACTCCGAGCCCGACCTCGTCGAGCTGTTCGACCTCACGGCCCGCACGCGCCTCGCGCTCGTCGCCGTGCTCGAGGCGCTCGAGGCGATCCCACCGCTCACCGCGCCGGCGGCGCGCCGCGGACTGCTCGCGAGGGTTCGTCGTGCCCGGCAATGACACGCACGCCGCGGCCGGCGGCGCCGGCGCGGCCGTCGTCTGCGCAGCGCTCGCGCTGCCCGTCGTGTGGTGGGCGATCCCGATCGCTGCGGCGTCGATCGCGTCGCCGTGGCCCGACCGCCTCGAGAAGGCGCCGCGCGCGCTCTGGCGCCGCGTCCGCAAGCGCCAGGCCCGCCACGTCGAGCGCAAGGGCAAGCCGAGCCGGCTCTACGATCGCCTCGACCGGCGGCTACGCAAGCTGCAGGTCCACCGCTCGTGGACGCACTGGCTGTCCGTCGGGCTCGCGATCGCGCTGCTGCTCGGCGTCCTGACGTTCGGCGCGATCGTCGGCGTCGGGTTCATCGGCGTCACGCTCGCCGAGCACGCCGGATCGGACGCGGCGATGCCCACGCAGGTCTGGACCGTCGCCGCGTGGGGAGGCATGTTCGCCTCGCTCGGCGTGTTCATCGGCTGCGCCCTGCACTCATTCCTAGACGGCTTCACAATGCTCGGCTCACCGATGCTCGGACCGTGGCGCCGCGAGCGCCTGCACATCGTCGACAAGCCGCACTGGATCGACGATGGCGACGAGGCGAAGCTGCGCAAGCTCTGCCCCGTCGTCATCGTCGGCAGCGTCGCCGCGCACTACTACAGCGACCTCGCGCCACTCATCACGGCGATCTACCACGCCGTCGCGTAAGAATGCGCCGCCGTCGCGACTACTGCGCAGCGTGGGGCACCGTGCACCACGGCGGCTTCATAGACATCGTCAGGTGGCCCGCCGAGGCCCTGCCCCGGGATTGGGAGCCGGAGTGGTTCTGGGTCGCCTGGCGTGGCCCTGAGCGCGTGCAGGGCGTCACCGGCAGCCCGCGGGACGCCGCGCTCGCGATGTGGCACAGCCTCGACCCCGCACCGGCCCGCACCCTGGGGCGCAGCCCGGCGCAGCTGATCCTGTCGTGACGCTCGCCCTTGTCGGCGACGACCTCGCGGAGCTTGAGCGTCGCATCGCGGCGACGGACGGCGCGCTGGGCGCGCTGTGGTGGCACGCCTCACGGGACCTCGGGCTGATCGCGGACACGCCGGCGATGCGCCGGCGCCGCGTCGCGTTCGTGCTGCCGGGCGCGCCGTCGTCGGTGAACCTGAACGCGATCCGGTCGAGCTGGAAGGGCTTCCACGCCGAGAAGGGGTCGTGGCAGGGCGAGCTCATGCGGGCGATGGACGCGCTCAGCTACGGGCCCGGCGCGGTGCTCACGCGCCCCGTCCCGGCGCTCCGCCCGCTGTGGGTGCACCTCGTCGTGTCCTACCCGCGCCCCGACGAGCAGGAGAGCGAGAACCGCCGGCCGGTGATCGCCAAGGCCGTCGGCGACGCGCTGACCGGGCCGCGGCACCAGGACCCCGAGCTTGACCGCGTGCTCACCTACCAGCACCGCGCCTACACCGGCGGCTGGCTCGTGGATGACAAGGACCGCGATTGGGTGCTGACGATGGCGATCGACCCGGTGGCGTCGCCGCGCGGCATCTACCGCACCCGCGTGATCCTGACGTGGGACGAAGCGCGCTCGTAGGCAATGCGCGGTGATGACGCCTGCCGTTCCTACGCAATCGGACCTAGTCGTCGGCGCCGGCCTCGACGTCGGCGCTCGCCTCGATCTCGTGCAGGACCTCGTCGATGTGCGATTCGTGGCTGATCTTGTCGAGCCACTCCGCGAGCTCGGCGTCGGTGATCGTCGTCGGTCCCCTCGGCGGCTGGTACTCGAGCGCGAGGGCGTGGATCTCGTCGTCGTCCACGTACGCGGCGCGGACCTTCACGATCGCGCGGGCGTCGTCTGACCAGGCGTACCCGGTGCCCGGCAGCGACCGCAGGATCAGGTCGCAGCGGATGCCCGACCGTGCGGCGCCGCGGTAGAACATCATGTCGGTGTAGTCGGCCGACAGCAGCCGCATAGCGACGCGCTCGGGGAACTCGTCGCGCATGTCCACGACCTGCTTGCGCGGGTTCTGCAGCGCCCCGATCAGCACGACGCCGACGGCGCGGCCCTTATTGACGATCATCGTCGCGGCGGCCTTCGCCTCCTCGGCGACCGCCTTGTCCTCCTTGCTCGAGCTCTTCGGGACCATGAGCGACGCGAACTCATCGACGAGGATCACGATCAGCGGCTCCTCGACCGTCGGCGTGTGGTTGCGCGTCGCGCCCTTGAGGCGCTGCGTGCGGTGATCGATCTCCGTCACGCCTTGCGCCAGCAGCTGCGCCATAGCGGCCTCGCTTGAGTCGCAGTAGCGCGTGAACAGCGGCCGCCCGGTGTACAGCTCCATGCCTCCCTTCGGGTCGATCGCCCACACCTCGACGATGCCGTCCCTGATCCCCGGCGCCAGGCCCTTCAGGATCGCCCAGAACACCGAGCCCTTCCCGGACCCGGTGAGGCCGGCGATCAGGATGTGCGCGCCGCGGACCTTCAGCGTCCACGTCGTGCCGTTCTCCGTCAGGCCGACCGGGATCGCCTCGTAGGTGATCTGCGACGACGTCGCGGGGATCGGCACCGGCGGCACCGGCACCGACAGCGGGTCCTTCACGGCGACCTCTAGCCGCACGATCCCGGGCACCCGCTTCGGGCCGTCTCGGCGGATCACCGGGCGCACGCGCCGACGGGTACCCTCGGCGCCCTCGAGCAGCGCCAGACGCAGGTACGCCTTGTCGCGGTAGTGCGGGAACGCGCGGACCGACTGCGCGCCCCACGCCGTAGCGAGCTCGTCGACCCGGTCCTCCCAATCGGCGAGCTTCTGCCCGATCAGGACACGCACGAGCAGGACGTCGCCGAACGGGCCTACCTGCACCTTGCCGATCAGCGGGAACTCGTCGAGGCCGTTATCGACGACCGTCGACAGCCAGCACATCTTCATCACGGCTCGCCACCGCAGCTCGTAGTGCCGCCAGCGACGCCACGTCGGCCGCCACCACCACCCGACGAGCCGGAACCACCATCGCTTGCGCGTCCACCGCAGCACGACCGCGGCGATGATCAGGTCCAGGACCGCACCGACGGCGGCGTACACGCCGAAGAGCGCGGCCAGGCCCGCGAACGCGAGCACGAACGCCGCGCGCCCCGGGTGATCCCACGCCGCCCGCCCGATCAAGAAGACCGTGTCGAACACGAACCGCGCGAGCGCCACGATGGTCAGCAAGAACTCCACGGCTACCTCGCGTGCTTGACCGCGGCCGCCGCGGCGGCCTTCGTCTCGTGCAGCGCCCGGGCGGCGACCTCCTTGTGCGCCTCGGCCTCGTGTACCGCGCCGAGCAGGCGCCCGCCGGTGAGCGCCGTCGCGCGCTTCGCCGCGGACCGCGCGCGCCTCGACGCGTCGTCGCAGCGGCCGTGCGCTCGACGCGTCGAATCGACGGCGGCCTCGAGCTTGATCTGCTGCTCCTCCGACGCCCCTGCGGTGTCGGCGCGCAGCTGCGCGCGGTTGGCGGTGTCGAGCGCCCGGGCGGCGTTGCGAGCCGCCCAATACGCCGCGTACCCCGCGGTGCTCGCGCGCTTCCTGAGCGCCTGCACGCGCTCGCGGTCGCGCTGATCGATTCCCTTCTGCGCGCGCTCCTGCGGCGTTGAGCCCTTCAGGACCCCGCCCGACATGCGCGACGACGTCGCCCACGGCGGCTTCGTGAGATGCACGTGATGCGGGGCGGCCGGACCCTCCTCGGGACGGGCCCGGCCACCAAACCACTTCACGGTGCGGCCACCAGCTTGTACGTCTGGCCGTTACACCACCTGCGGAGCTGGCCACCCATGCTCGCGCCCTGTGCGCTGTTCTGCCGCGCGTTCACGAACCGGATGTCCGCGGCGTTCGTTGATCGACCCTCAGCGGGGGGGTACTCGTCGCGTGCCTTGCCGGCCTTCGTCTTCCCGGCGAGACCGGCCAGCCGGAACGCGGCCTGCCGACGCTGGTCCTCGCCCTGGTCGTTCTTGACCAGCACGACCGGCCACCGCAGGCCGTCGTCGATCACCTTCGTGCCGCCGACGGTGTTGCGGCCGTGGCGGGCGTCCACGATGTGCCGCCAGTTCTCGGGGTACCGCGACACGCTGACCTTGATCGCGACCGGCGAGGACTGCTTGTCGCAGTCCGCGCGCGGCACGGCCGGCACGAGCGTCAGGTACCCCCACACGCACCAGGCGGCAAACAGCAGCGTCACGATGCGCCTTCGGAGGCTCACGCCTCACCCCGGCGGTGATAGCGGTGGGTGCCGTAGTGGCGACGCTCGCGAGTGCACCGCCAGTCGTGCCGGTCGCTACCGAACGACGGAGGCGGCACGTGCCCGCACTCGCCGCCGCGTCGGGCACCGGAGGTGAGGCCGACGATCGCGAGTCCCACGGTGGCGATGACCAGGAGCGTCCCGATCGACGCCCCGTCGGTCGCGACGCCGACGACCGCCAGGACCACGCACGCGACCGCCAGGACGACGATCGCCGTGCCCAGCCGGCTCACAGCGGCGCTCCGCTCGCGACGGCGTCGCGCCACGCCTGCTGGAACGCGAACACCGTCGCCCGCGCCTCGCGCTGCGTCGCGTAGTCGCCGGGAAGCGGCGTGCTCTGCCCGTAGACCAAGCACACCCCGACCCACCGATTCGCACCGTCGGAGGCCCTCGGTCCGCCCGACGTCGTGCAGTGCGGCGTCGGACCGTGCGGCACAACCCGCGCCGGCGCGGCCGGCGAGCTCGGAACGGCCGCCGGCGGCGTCGGGTACGCCGGAGCCGAAGGCGCCGCAGAGCGCCCGCCGCCAACCAGGCCGACGAGGACCATCAGCAGCGACACGATCAGCCGAGCCAACCGGATAAGCCGCATCACGCCGACCCACCCCCCTCACGCCGCCCACGCCCACGCGGCTCAGGCAACGAAACGACCGCCGACACGAACAGCACGAACACCGACAGCGCCGCACCGAACACCAGCCCCGACGCCACCCACGGATGCGACCGCACCACATCGCTGTACTCCACCGGCGGCGAATACCAACCCGGCACCGACACCACACCCCCCACCACAAGCAGCACGCCCACCAGAACCACCACGCCCGCCAAAGCCCCGATCAACCCGAGGGTCCGCGGCGGGCGGCTAGGCGGGCGAAGCCCTGAGCCTAGCCTGCGGTGCCCGCTCGTGCGACCCGGCGGCGCGAGGGCGGGGTGTTCGTCGGCGTTGAGGTTGGGGGGTGGGGGGTTGTGAGAGTGTGTGTGTCGCATGGGAGATATGCCTCCTGTGTCCCTGCGGCGTCGTGGTTGGTTTACGCGGCGCCGCGTGTGGTTGATTGGGCTACAGAGGTTACGGTGAGCGTCGGAGGCGTCATAGCCGCCTGTGTAGCGGGATGCCGCTCGGCGCGTGAGTTAGGGTTGGGGTGGGCGGCGTCGAGCGAGGCGAACGGGGCGTGGACCGGGATGCGGGCTGCCCCGGCTCCGGTTCTCTCGGTGGAGAGCGTCAGGTCAGCGGCGCCGCCACGCCGCGGGTTGCGGTGTCACCCGGTGGGTTACACTCGCGGGGTGGCTCAGCGCTCCATCCGCTTCACCGACCTTGAAGAGCAGCTGCTGCAGGCGGCGGCCGGTCGCGACGACCGCGATCTCTCGTGGCTCGTTCGCGCGGCCGTCCGCGCGACGTACGGCGGCGCGGTGACGGGGCCGGCGCAGACCCCGGCGGCGGTGGTGCGCGTCTCGCCGAGGCCGCCCGCGAAGCCTCGAGCGGCTCGCCCCACACCTCGCCCGGCGCCTCAGGGTTCAGCGCCTGCGGCCGCGGAGATCGCCGTTGAGGCGCCGGCCGAGCTGTCGTCGCCCGGATCGCCGGGCGCGGCGTGCCGGACGTGCCGGATCTACGGGTCGCCGCGCAGCGGGCAGCAGCCATGCCCGTCCTGCGGGTACACCGGGCCGAAGATCCCGGCGCGCTGACCCGCGGGTCGCGAAAGCCGCCGAGGCGGGGGGAGGGGACCTCGACGGCTTCGCTTTGGGGGGAGGACTGTGGGGTGCTACCCCGGGCTGTCTGGCGCCCGGTCCGTTATGCCGGCGTCCTCGAGCGCGTCGAGGCGGGCGAGCACCGCGGCGCGGAGCTGCAGCGGCGTGAGGGTCATGCCCGGCCGAGCCAGAGGTCGGCGAGCCAGCGCAGCGGCGTCCGGTGGCCGCGTGGGCGCGGCGAGAACTCCTCGACGTGACCGCCGGCGAGATCCGCGACGATCGCGCCGCCCGCGCTCGTCACGAGCACCAGGACGCGCGGATCGCACGAGCACGCGAAGCGAGCGTCCTCCGCCGCAAACGCGACGTCCTGGTAGTCGACGCGGTTCAGGCGCGCGAAGCGGTCGAGCGTCTCGTAGATCGCCAGGCACCGCCGCTGCGCCTCCGCCTCGCGCTCGCCGATGAAGACCTTCAGCCAGGCCTCGCCCCGACCGCACGCGAGCGCGACGACGTAGTCCGCGAACTCGTCGATGAACGGAGGGTCGAGACGCGCCGCCCTGCACGACTCGTGCAGCGCGTCGAACAGCTGCCGGGTCTTCTCCGTCGCGAGGCCGGCGGCGTGGTCGGTGACGGTCATCGGTTCTTCTCCATCGCGTCGAGGAGCTGGCCTAGGGCGGTGTCGTAGCTGGTGTGCTGCCAGCCGGCGCGCATCCGAGCGAGCTCCTCGACCGTCTCGCGGACGATCTTGGGGTCGCGGCGACAGAGCGCGTCGAGGCGCGCCTGCGTCGATGTCGACGCGGACGCCCCGGCGAGGTGCTCGTTCGCGCTGACGGCCCGCCCGAGGCCCGCACGGATCTGGCGGAGAACGCGACGGGTCATGGGAGGGCCTTGATCGCGACGATGCGGGCGTAGTCGGCGCGCTCCGGCCGATCGGTCGACGGGACGGGCAGCACCTCGAGCGCGTCGGCCGCGAACCGCAGCTGCGCGGCGTACAGCGCGAGCGCGCCGCTGACGGTGTCGGCCTCGGCGTGCGTGAGCACGTGGTCGAGGCGACGGAAGTCCACGCTGACGGTCTCGACGTCGGCGGCGTACTCCGCGCGGCGACGCAGGTATCGGGCGAGCGGCGGCATAGCGCGACGCTCGACGCGCTCGACGAGGCGGTCCAGCGCGGGCAGAACGATGTCGAGCAGGACGGTGTCGACGGCGTCGCTGGCGGCGGCGATGCGCGGGCGATGGCGGAGCATCGGGGGGCTACCAGCGCGTGGTGACGGCGGGGATCATGCGCGGCTCGCGCGGGGCGACCGCGGCGAGCTCGTCGCTGAGCTCCTCGACGGCGACGGCGCGCTGCAGCGCCTCGTTGAGCGCGGCGTGCGTGGCGAGCACCTTCGCGTGCTCGATGCGGTGCAGCTGCTCCATGATCGCGTTGCGCATCGTCGCCTGCTGCGCGTCGAAGTCCTCGTCGGTGAAGTGGACGCCGTTGAAGTGCGCGTAGTGGCAGAGCGCCGCCTCGGCGGCCTGGTTGGCGGCCTTGGCGATGTTCTCGTGACGCTCGTTGGTGCGGGTCTGGATGCGGGCCATGCTGTCCTCCGTCTGCGGGGTTGCTCTGTGCTACAGAGTGTAGCGCAGGTCGGGGTGGGGATCAAGCGGGAATTCAGGCTCTGGGCGTGCCTCGCCGGCAGAGAGATCCGATCCCACGAACCCCGCCAAGTGCGCTACACTCTGTAGTGCAACCCCGCGAGCACGAGAGGACCAACCCATGACCATCACCGCCGACCTCGTCACCGACGCGAAGGCGTACATCGAGAAGCGCGGCGGCACCGCGACGGCGATCGCGATCGCCCGCGCGCTCGGCCACGACCCCCGCGAGCTGCAGCACACCCTCATCTCGCACCCCCACTTCGACGTGCGTAACGGCATCTGGTCGGTGTCCATCGTCGGCAGCGTCGCGGCGTACGCCGACCGCGAGCCGACCGACCTGCCGCTGGATCGCATCCGCGAGGACATCGAGCGGATCGTGCACGGCCATCGCGCCATCGGCGCCGTGATGACGACGCCGCGCGGGCATCACGGCGCGTGCGACATCGCGATCTACGACTACGACGACGAGCAGATCGCGCTCGTCGTGATCTACCGCGACGGGCGCGTCGAGGTGCTGCCCGTCACCCGCGAGGCCACCGCGCTGGAGATCGCCGACGCCTCGCGGCTCGCCGCGACGGTCGGCAACGTGACCGTCTACTACCGCGGACGCGCGACGACCGCCCGTCGCGTCGAGCCGCTGCAGAACGGCTTCTGGCGCGCCGACCTGCCGGGCGGAACCGCCGTGCTCTACGAGACCGACCCGACCGGCGACCCGAACGCCGTACAGCACTCGACCTGAGCGGGCGTCGGCGGCGTCCTCGCTGCGGGGTTGGGACGCCGCCGACGCGCGCTCAGAAATCTTCCCCCGCAACCACCCGCACCGCGCTACACTCTGAGGCGCAAGGCAACCCCGCCCGAAGGAGCACACACCCCATGAGCTACGGACACGGCTGGCCGTTCTGCGAGTCCGTTGACGGCTACGACGCCGAGGCCCGCGACGACCACGACGCCGACGAAGACGCGCGCTGGACGCGCGAGGACCGGCTCGCCGACTTCGCGCCGGCAGCACCGATCGCTCTCGCGCTCGACCGCATGGCGAGCAACCTCGCCGCGCCCCCGTGCTGCGCGACCTGTGGCGACCGATGACCGACACGTCCACAGGCGACCTCTTCGACGAGGAGCGCACCGACTCCGAGCGCCTCGAGCACGCGATGCACGAGTGCGCCATCATCCTTCGCGCCGCCGTCGGCCTGCAGGATCCCGCCGCCAACCCCGACGCGCTCACCCCCCGCGTGCAGGTCGACGCCGACCCCGTCGTATCGCTCGAGGCCGTATCGCTCAGCGCGTTCCTCGCGGCGTGCAACGCGCTGCAGTGCCTCGCGTTCGGCCTGTCCGTGATGGACCTCGACACACCGACGATCGTCACCGTCGAGCAGGGCCTCGCCGCGATCACCTCCGAGCACGGGATGCCGTGCTGACATGATCTTCCGCCCCGACCTCGCCGACCTGATCCGCGCGGGCGTCAAGACCGAGACGCGCCGCCGACTGTCGGATAACCCGCGGTCACCGTGGCACACCGACCGGTGCGCCTACGAGCCTGGCGGCGGACCGGACGGCAGCTACGCCATCCAGCCCGGCCGCAGCAGACCCGCCGCAGGCCGGCTCGTCGTCGAGCACGTCGAGAAGGTCCGCCTCGGCTCGATCACGCACGACGGCGCCGTCGCGGAGGGCTGCGCGAACGTCCGAGAGTTCATGGATCTTTGGTCCGCGATCAACGGATCATGGGACCCAAACGAGACCGTCTGGCGGATCGTCTTCCACGCGGAGGCGCACGCGCTATGAGCGGCCGGCGGGGGCTTCTCTGCGCGCTTCTCGGCCATGAGGCGCCGCGCGCCCACGAGGATCCGACGCGATGCCGCTACCCCGGCTGCGACGCGCCCTGGCCACCGACCGACATGCCGCCGAGGTCGGGCATGGAGTTCCCGGCGGCGCGCCGCCTTGAAATGCGATTCCTGTTCGACGAGCCGTTGCCCGGCGAGCTTGAGCCCTGGAGGGAACCGTGAGCACGCCCACCACCCCATCGGCCGGCGACTTCATGAGCGAGGCCTACTGCATCTGCGGGTTCATCCTCGACGAGTACGACGGCCGTTACCGTGTCGAGTACGCAGATCCTGACACCAGCCTGGTGGTCGAGCGGTGCCCTAGCTGCGGGCGTGATCCGAACCTCAGCGCACAGCGATGAGCGCGAGCATCCGCGACCTCGTGCAGCCCGAGCCGCAGCCGTTCACCGGCACGCCGTGGCACCGTCGGCGCTTCGCCGCCTTCGACCTCGAGACGACGAGCGCGGACCCCGAGGAGGCGCGGATAGTGGCCGCGGCCGCCGTCGAGGTCGGCGGGCAGCGCCCCACGACGTCGAGGTCATGGCTCGTCGACCCGGGCGTCGAGATCCCCGCCGGCGCGACGGCCGTGCACGGCATCACGAGCGAGCAGGTCCGCGAGGCAGGCGAGATGCCCGGCGACGTCGTGCCGCGCATCGTCGACACGCTCGCGCAGCGCCCCGCCGGCGCACCGATCGTGATCTTCAACGCGCCCTACGACCTGACCGTCCTCGACCGCGAGTGCCGGCGCCTCGGCGTCGAGCCGCTGCAGAACCGCGGCGAGCTGCTGATCATCGACCCGCTCGTCATCGACAAGCACCTGCACCGCTACCGCAAGGGCAAGCGTCAGCTCGAGCCGATGTGCAAGCACTACCGCGTCGAGTTCTCCGGCGCGCACGACGCCGACTTCGACGCGATCGCCGCGGCGCGCCTCGCGTTCCGCATCGCCCGCAACGGCCGCGCGATCCGCCGCGACCATTGGGAGCAGAACCCGCTTCAGGCCGAATGGGAGCGCATCCGCGACGACGCGCGGGCGCTGCACACCGCGCAGATCGACTGGTATCGCTTCCAGGCCGTCGGTCTCGCACTGCACTTCCGCAAGGAGGGCAAGCCCGAGGACGCCGACCGCGTCCGCACCGACTGGCCGCTCGTGCCATTCGCCGAGGTCGCCGCGTGAGCCTGCGTCGCCGTCGCGACTACTGCGCCGCATGGGGCACGACGCACTACGGCGGCTGGATCGACATCGTCAACTGGCCCGCCGCCGACGGTGTGCCGCCCGGCTGGGAGCCGGAGTGGTTCTGGGTCGCCTGGCGTGGCCCTGAGCGCGTGCAGGGCGTCACCGGCAGCCCGCGGGACGCCGCGCTCGCGATGTGGCACTTCCTCGACCCTGAAGCGGACGTCGAGACCCTGCAGCCGCGCACTCGCCGCGCTGGCACGCACCCCGTCGAGGCTGCCGCATGACGACGGAGCCGACGCATAGCGCGTATCTCCTGGTCTGCGTTCACGCGACGCGCCGTACCCGCAAGGCTGCCGATCCCGGCACGCGCGAGACGCGCTGCACGATCTGCCGCGCGACGATCCTCGTCAACCCGCGGAGCACAGCGTTCGCGCGACAGCACGGCATCGCGCTCTATCCGATCTGCACGATGTGCACGATGGAGACGGCCGAGCCCGACGAGCTCGTCGGCGACGTGCTGACCGTTCCCGGCACGGCCGAGATGCTCGAGGCCGACGGCTACCCGGACGGCGAGGCAGAGATCGCCAGGCGCGGCGGTCTCACGCTCCGCGAGTTCGCCGCGCAGTCGCTACGCAGCACGATCGGCGGGCAAGGATGACGACGAGCACGGCTGCACTCGTCGCCGCGCTGACCCGCCTCGACGAGCGTGTGCTCGACGCCGTCACGCGCTGCGTGCCGCCGAAGACGACCGAGCGTGTCGTCCAGGAGGTCTACCCGGTCAGCGCGCGCTCGGTCGGCGCGACGGCCGACCAGGCCCGCGAGGTCGCCGAGGTCCTGCGCGGCCTCGAGCGCGCCGAGCTCGTCCACTTCGACGGCGTGTGGAACCTCCGCGCGCCAGCCAGACCAGCCAGACGAACCCCACGAGGAGGCCGGACCCGATGACCGAACAGCAGCAGCACCTCGCCGACGTCGCCCCCCGTCTCGCCCGCGCGCTCGCCACTGCGCAGGGAGCGCCACCGCCGCCCGTCCGACTCGTCGGCCGGTCACGCGCGACGGCGATCGTGCACCGCCGCTGTGGTCTCTCGCTCGCACGCGATCGCCAGCCAGCCGGCGGCAGCGTCGCGGTGCGCGTCCCGCGATGACGGACGTCGAGTTGCGCTCGGACGGTGGGGTCGCGAGCATCGCGCCGCACTTCTACGTGCGTCCGACAGCCGGGCAGGCCGGCTACGTGCCGGACCCGGCCGCTACCGACCGAGTCCAGCCGTGCGCTCGGAAGGGATGCCGCTGCGCACCGCAGCATCCCGTCCACCTACGCCCACCGGGCGACGATCCCGTGCAGGGCCTCCTCGCGACCGGCACGTGACGCCGCAGCCTCGCCCGCAACGCCTGCAGACCCTCGTCGGCGCGATCGCGTACGTCGACAGCGGCTGGTCAGACCTGGAGTGGCAGGCCATCGCCGCGACGATGAAGCGCTGCGCCGGCGGCGACGTAGCGCCGCTCGAGGATGCGGTGGCGCCCGCACTGTCTCACCGAGCCACGCTCGAGCGGGCGGTCTGCGCGGCGCTGACGAGCGTGATCGACCGGCGAGGCCCGATCACGAAAAGCACCGCCGCGGCCGCGGCCAGGCACGTCGTCGGGCAGGTCGCCGAGATGCGGGTCGCCGCGCCACCGTCCGAGTAGACTGCGCCGCGCGGCGCCGGGCGAGGTTCAGGCACTCTCGGTGGCCGCGCTCTTCACCGTGACCCCGCAGCTGCTGTATCGTCGCGGCTCGGGCGTCCCGCCCTTCCCCTGGACGCGGGCCACCCGTGCGTACCGCCTCCAAAGCGAAGCCGCCCCGGACCAGGGCGGCTTCGCTGCGTTCTAAGGGCACCGACGTGCGGCTCCGTCCGGCAACGAGAGTTTTGTGACATCCGCGTCACAAAATGATCAAAACCCCGAGGGAGGACTCCACGATGGACACCCGATCAGGCGAGCTGTTCGACCGCGACGAAGCCGGCCAGCTCGTGCCGAACCCCGCCAGGACGCGCGCGGAGCATCTCGCGACCGAGATCCGCATGCAGGAGGCCGAGGCCCGCGGCGAGCTCGTACCGATCAGCGACAAGGTCGCGCAGCTGATCCGCGACGGCGAGATCGCGCAGGGCCGCAGGCGTCGCCGCAAGCGCAAGGCGGCGCGCATCGCCCGCAAGCGCAACCGGAGCACCCGATGACGCTGCAAGCCCGCCCCAACCAGACCCCGACGCTCGGCAGGATCGTGTTGTACCGCGCGTCGCACCCATCCGCCGGCGTCGTGCCGGCCGTCGTCGTGTCGACGGTCCTGAGCGCCCGCGAGTACCCGACAGCCGACGTCGAGTCGCCCGCCGAGGGGCACGTTCACCTCGCGCAGTTCTCGCCGTCAGCGTCGCAGCAGCTCGGCACGACCTACATCGCCCGCGACGTACCCGAGGACGAGGCGATCGGCGGCCTCTACACCGAGGACGAGCACACGCCTGGGACGTGGCGCTGGCCGCCGCTGCGATGACTCGCCGGCGCCGGGCCCGCTCGACGGGTCCGGCGCGCCGCGCGGCGAGACGTGTCGCACCAGCACCCAGACTGCGCTACACTCTGAGGCGCAACCCCGCGACGGAAGGCACCGGATGATCGACACGAAGCGTGCACTTGAGCGGCGCCCACGCGCAGAAGCGGTGCCCGCAGAAGACGTGACCATCCTCGACCCGTACCCCCGCGTCGAGATCCCAGACCCACCGGACTCGCCGGGCATCTACGTCCACATCGAGCACATGCACGTCACGCAGCCCGCCGCGCCCGCCACCCGCGTCATAGAGCGCGTCATCGACCGGCCGCGACCCCGCGCGCGCCGACGCCGACGCCGCATGAGCCCGGCGATGCGCGCGTTCCTGACGCCGATCGTCATCCTGCTGCTCGCGATAGCGGCCGTCGCCATCGCACACGCCGTGCTCGCCGACCCCGTCGCGTTCACCGACCACGTGCGATCGGTCGGCCGATGACCGACGAGCCGTGCATGGCTACCGTGTCTGATGCCGAACATTGCGTCTTCTGCGCCATCGTGCGAGATGACTCCCGCGGGCAGGTGCTCGCGCGACTGCACGACTGCATCGTCATTGAGCCGTTGAACCCGGTCGTCGCAGGTCACCGCCTCGTCATCCCGACGCGGCACGTCCACGATGCCGCCGATGTGCTCGGTGTCACCGAGGCGACGATGCGCGTCGCGGGCCTGATCGCCCGGCAGGTGGGCGACTGCAACATCATCACGAGCGTCGGCGAGGCCGCAACGCAGACCGTGTTTCATCTGCATGTACACGTCGTGCCCCGCACTGACGGCGATGGCTTGGCACTGCCCTGGACGAACGACCCGGAGGGGACGTAATGCCTGATCTCGAGCGTTGCTCAGACGACGAGCCGCCCAACCACGCGAAGGACCACGCGCTGGTCTGGTGCCTGGGCAACCCACATCACCCGACCTTCTGCACGGTGCGTGACTACGCGCCACATTGGATGGGGACCTTGCTGGCCATTCAATCGCTCCCGGAGCGCGAAGATGAGAGCCATGCCTCATAAGCGCAGTTACGGAGACACCGTGACCCTGGAAGAACTCGACTACCCCGTATCGGCGTCCACCGACGTCGTTGAACTGCGCCGCGAGAACGCCGTCCTCCGTGCTCGCTTGCGAGAACGCGAGGCCGAGTGTCAACGGTGGGCGCTCCGGTGGGCACGCGATGGGCTGGCCGCACGCGACCTAGTACCGGAGAGACCATGACCCACGAACAGACGGACGACCTTGGCGTAGTGCTCGCGGAAGTCCGCGACATGGCCCCGGTGACGGTACGAGCGATAGCGGAGGCAACCGGCCTGTCAGGGTCGACCGTGCGCCGTCACCTCGCGACGCTGGAATCCACCGGGCTCGTGGACTCCGACGACTACCAGCGCCGAGCGCGCGTCTACCTCGACGCGCGATAACGCGGGATTACGGAGCCCATGACCTCGCACCCGATGACCGATCCCGCCTCACGCATGGACCCGCCGCCCGCTTCGCCGCCGCAGGACCGCGATGATGCGCCCGAGAGCTTCGCGGACCGGCTGCTCGCGTACGCGAGCAAGGCGGCGGACGCCGCCGACCGCCTCACGCCGCGCCAGCGCGCGAGCCCGATGTATGGCAACGCCGCGGAGGCCCTCGGGTACATGCGGGCCGCGCGCGAGGCGCTGCAGGCCCGGCAGATCGCCGACGAGCCGCCGAGCGAACGCGAGCGCGCCGCGTTCGAGCAGCTCGTACGACATCAGCGCGAGAAGATCGCGACGGCGGGGCAGGCGCTCGGCGACGTCATCGGGCAGCGCGACGACCTCGCCGCGTTCCTGCGACGCATCGCAGGCGAGGTCGACGGGCTACACACGCCAGGCTCGGACGCTCTCGCCGGCCGCATCCGCCGGCACCTGGCGGATGTCCTCGCGGCCGACCCCGCCGAGGAGGCAGCCGACGGTGCCGACTGACACGCACGGCATGCGCGCCGCGCTGCGCCGTCGGCGCCGCCTGCGGCATCTGTCGATGCTCTCCTACGTCGTCGTCCTGGTGCTCGTCGCGCTCGCGTCCGCGGCGTTGCCGTACTGGCCGGCGCTCGCCGCGATCGCGTTGGGCGCGCTGCTGCTGCGCGGGAGCGACCGGATCCACGACAGCCGTCAACGCGCCGCGGTCGCCGCCTACGAGCGAGCGCGAGACGGAGCGTAGGCGTGCCGACGCTTGAGTTCTGGCGGGACGCCACGCGCAGCACGATGCGCTACCGCGTCGCCGGCTGCCTCGAGGCGACGATCACGGACCAGGAGGCGGTCGCGGCAGAGCGCATCGGCGACGTCCCCCTGCTCATAGAGCTGCGCGTCTCGCCGCTGATCTGGCTCTCCATGCCGTGCCACGACGACCAGACGACGCTTCGCGCGCTCCTCGCATGACCGACATTGCGCGCGTCGCCGAGGACCTCCGAGCGCGCTACGGCGCCCTGCTGACCCCGTCGCTGCCGGTCGGGGATCCCGACGGCGCGGTGTGCGCCGCGATCGACGAGGCCGCCGAGCGGCTGCGAGGCACGCGCGTCGTCGATCAGCTGCCCCTCTTTTCCTCGGCATCAACGGGATTACCGCGGCCGGAGCATCCCGGCCGGGGCTCCGCCCGATGGCCGGCGATCCCGGTGCCCACACCAACGGAGCCGCAGATCCGGCCAGCGCCGAGGGAGAGCTCAAGCGTCGTTCACGGCGCGTAAGGGGGAGGACAAACGCCGGGTCCTCGGAGCCCGGCCGAACGGAGGGCAGCGGACATGATCATCACGAAGCGCAGCACCTCGGCGGCGATCCTCGACGTGCTCGAGCGAGCCGGCTCCACAAGCGACGCGCCGGCGCGCCGCCGACGCAGGATCCATCACCCACGCCGACGAGCGCTGCTGGCCGCGGCCGCGCTGGCGGTCGCGCCGGCCGTCGGGCTCGAGGACGCCCACGCCGACGAGTTCAGGCCGGCGTGGGCGTCGTGGTACGGGCCTGGCTTGTACGGCAACGCGCTCGGCTGCGGCGGCGTCCTGGAGCCGGGCACCGTCGGCGTGGCGCACAAGACGAAGCCGTGCGGCACGCGCCTGCGGTTCTGCGCGCGGCGGTGCGCGACGGCGCGCGTCATCGATCGCGGCCCGTTCGTCGCGGGGCGCGAGTTCGACCTCACAGCGCGGTTGAAGGCGCTCGTCGGGCTGCGGATCGGGGCGCGCGGCGCCGGCAAGGTGTTCGTGCGGACGATCGGCTAGGTGCGGGCGGGGCGCCGAGCGCTGGCCAGCGCCCCGTCTTTCGGTCTACAGGCGCCCCGCGTTGACGAGGCTCCCCCACCTAGGGGTAGTCTCGACCTCATGGCTAACCCACTCGAGAAGCTGAAGAGCACGCTGCAGAAGCCGTTCGTGAAGAGGGTCACCGACGCGCTGCTCCCCGACCTCGTCGCGAACCTCAAGAGGCGCGTCGGAGAGGACCCCGTGATCGCGTTCGGGGGTCTCGCGACGTTCCTCGCGTGGCTCGCGGGCAAGCTGCCGGCGAAGCTGCAGACACCGGTGCAGAGCGTCGTCGCGCTGCTCGGACTGCTCGGCGCGAAGGCGGCCGTCACGCCGACCGCGAACCCGAAGGTCGTCCTCACCGTCCCGCTCGAGACGCCCGCGCCGATCGCCACGCCCCCCGGAGCGAAGCCCGCCAAGGCGCCGCCCGTGCCCGTCGTCAAGGTCGCTGTGCCGCTCAGCGCGCCGCCGCGCGACAAGATCCAGGACGCCGTAGCCGGCGCCGTCGGCAAGCTGCTGCACAAGCCGACGCCGACGGGTGCGCGATGAAGTTCGTCGCGGGGTTCGAGGAGGCCGTCTCGCGCGTCGCCGCCGCGGCGTTCGTGTTCGGCGTGCAGATCGTCGGCGCGACGGGGTCGCTCGTCGTCGAGGTCGTCAAGGCCGTGATCCCGGGCGGCGGCTGACCGGACGGCAGGGGAACCCGGCGCGCGCGTCGAGGGGGCGCGTGTCGTCGCGGGGGAAACTTCGCACAGAGCGCACGCCGCGCGCTACACTGTGCGGCGCAACCCCTACGAACCACGGAGGCCGCATGCCGACCGTTGCAGCACACCCCGCGTCCACGCCCCCACGGTCACCGACGCAACGCCTCGACGCGCTCGAGCGCGCGAACATCGTCCGCACGAAGCGGTCGAAGCTCAAGAAGGACCTCAAGGCCGGCGTCGCGAGCATCCACGACGTGCTCGTCGATCCGCCCGACTACATCGAGGGCGCGAAGGTCTTCGACGTCCTGCTCGCCGTACCGAAGCTGGGAAGGGTCAAGGTCAACCGCGTGGTGACGCAGTGCCGGATCTCGCCGAGCAAGACCATCGCCGGGTTGTCCGACCGCCAGCGCGACGACCTCGTGCAGCTCCTGCGGCGTTCATGACGCCCGCCACCGCCGAGCGCGACGCGCAGGCAACACCGCAGCACATGATCGCTCTACGACGCGCCAATCAGGTGCGCCTCGCGCGCGCCGAGCTCAAGCGCCACGTCGGCGAGGGGTCCGTCTCCGTCACCGACGTCGTGTCCAGGGTGCCGTGGGAGGCCGCGAGCATGACCATCTCCGAGCTGCTGACATCCCAGCCGCATTGGGGCACCACGCGCACGAGCAGGTTCCTCGCCAAGTTCGGCGTGCCCGAGACGAAGACGGTCGGATCGTTCACCGAGCGTCAGCGCAACCTCTTCGCCTCGCTGCTCGACTGACGATGACCGTCGACACGCTGGACGTCGCCGCCGGCGACGATCGCCCCCGCCCGATCCTTCTCGGCGAGGCACCGTCGCGCGGCGGCGACCGCTACCACACCTTCCCGCTCTCGGGGCGCCCGGCGCGCGTGCTGTGCGAGCTCGCCGGCATCCCGCCGCAGCCGGAAGGATCAACGCACGGCCGCTGGACGTGGGCGCTGTACGACCGGTTCGAGTGCCACAACCTGTTCGAGCGCTACGCCGACGCGACGCCCTGGTCGGCGCCGACGGCGCGCGAACGCGCCCGCCTGCTCCTCGAGGAACTCCGTGCGGAGCACGTCACGACCACCATCGTGCCGCCCGGGAAGGGCCACCCGCAGGAGGAGTTCTACCGTCAGCTATCGGGCGCGAAGGCCGTTCTGCGGCTCGCCGTCACGCCACCGCCGGTCATCGTGTGCCTCGGCCGACGCGTCCAGCTCGCCGTCTTCGGCGCGCTCGACGGCGACGTGACGCCGGCGTGCTCAAGGCCCGGCGGCTGGGGCACCATGTTCGGCGACTTCGGTGTGTGGGCCGCGCCGTGGCACATCTACACGCCGGTCGCCCGCGCCGGCCAGGAGCCCGAGCACCGCTGGGCACCCCACGTCGTGACCATCCCCCACCCGTCCGGTTTAAACCGTCTGCTCAACGACGACGCGACACGCGATCGCTGCGGCGATGTGCTGCGCGAGGCGCTCGCGCGCGTCACACCGGTGACCGGATGATCGATCCTCCGACCAACCATGCGCCGCTGGACCCATGCCCGTTCTGCGGGCGCTCCGAGGTGCCGCTCGCCCTCACGCACAGCGAGCCGGCAGCCGACGACCCGCTCGGGCTCGGCATCCCCGTCGCGTTCTACATCGGGCTCGGAACGGGGCTCGTGCTGGCGATCCTCGCGGTCCTGACCGGCCTGATCGTCGCGGTCGCATGAACCGCGCTGACCCCTGGGAGGTCCGTCAGCGCGCGGCGATGCGCCGAGCGGCGCTCCCCGACCGGACCGACACCTCCGTCGTCTACGTGGACGCGTCCTGGCGCGACGGGGTCGGCGGACTCGCGGTCGTCGGTGCTCTGGGCGTGCACACCGAGTGCGTGCCGTGCGGGACAAATAACG